CGTCTCTGGCGACACTGGCGACCGCGAGCGCGTCTCAAGCCACAGCGGCCAATCAAGCCACGGGCAATACGTCTCTGGCGACACTGGCGACCGCGAGCGCGTCTCAAGCCACGGCGGCCAATCAAGCCACGGGCAATACGTCTCTGGCGACACTGGCGACCGCGAGCGCGTCTCAAGCCACGGCGGCCAATCAAGCTACGCAGATCGCCAACGAAGGCACGGACAACACTGGTGTAAGCCAGCCGTCCAGCGGCTCGGGCCTCCGCGGCTGGCTGAGCGCCATCTACAAGCAAATGATCGCGGGCGTCTCTACCTCGGCGCTTTCGCTTAGCGCCGTGCTAGCGTCCGATCAGGCAACGATCCCGGCCTACGTTAGCCCGCCGCAAATCCTGGCACAGCCCGCATCGAACTCACTGGCGGCGGCAAATGCGACGGCGGCGTGGACGCTCAACCCTGGCCAATACCTACTCTCCCTAACCAACGGCCCCGGCGCGACTTCGCAGTTCGTCGGCACTGTGACATTTCAGGTCAGCATCAACTCAGGCTTGAATTGGAGCACCATCAACGGTGTGCCACTATCCGGTCCTACCGCGGCGAACGTCAACAACTCAACGGCTGTGGGCCTGTGGTTGATCACCGTGCCCAATGGTGCGCCGGGAAGCGTTCTCGTCCGCACGAACATGACGGCGTACACGTCGGGCACGGTTTACGCAGACGTTGCGCCTGTTGGTCAGTTGGGCAGCACGATTTTGCTTCCCTGGACCTATACAGTCACCTCCGGTCAGACCTTGGTTGGTTCAATCGCGACGAACGGTCTGGCTGAGATCGACATTTCAGTCAGCGCGATAACGACCACTGTTCTGACGGCGCAAGGCACCAATGATCCGTCCCTAACCACCTGGGATATTCTTGCTGTTCAGACTACTAGCAGCGGTAATCCTATCTCCAACGGAACTATGACGGCCATTGGTACGTTCCGCATCAACTTGGGCGGCTATAAGTTTGCTCGCGTTCAATGCACTACGACCGGCACTGTTCTGACTGTGCAGGGCGTATCGGCGCGCTTGGGCTCGCCTCCGTTCACCACCACGTCTCAGAACCTTCAGCAGATCGGCGGCGCCCCGACGGCGGCGTCAATCGCCAACGGCTCAACTAATAAGGTTCTGGGCATATCTCAGGCGACTGCGGTTTCACAGATCGACGTGTCGTCCGGTGCGTTCGCTGGCGCGGGCAGCGTGCTTGGGACCGTGATCGCCTCCGCGCAGGGTGGAGGCGGCGTCGTGAGCGCCGAAATCAACATGTCGGCGCTGACGCTCGGCACGGCGACGGGCGTGCTCCTGATCCTTCAGGAGAGCGGCGGCGGCTCCAACTTTACGGACATTTGGATTTCGGACATCTTCGTTGGGACGGGCGTCCAGCGTATGCCGGCCATACCTGTGGCGGGGCGTCGCCGTTGGCGCGCGTTCAACGTCGGCGGCACGTCCACCACTGTCACCGTGACGATCACCGCGCTCGAACTGCCCACGGGTTCATATCCGATCTTGCGTCAGTTCCGCGATCTCTACGCGGCGGCCACGTCGTTCCAGTCCATGACTAATAACGTAGCGCAGATTGCGTCAACCATGGTGCTGTCCACGCTCAACAGCGTATCATCGACCGCCAACATTGAGGGCTGCAAGAACGTCACGGCGTTCGCGGTCTTCATCGGCGGCACGCCTACGACCGCGCCAGTCATCACCCTCATGTTCAGCATGGATGGGACCAACTGGTTCACGTCCACGAACACGTTCACGCCCACGGCGGCCGGCGTGTCCGGCGTCTCCGTCAGCAACAACGCGTGGAAATACGCTCAGCTTAAGGTGACGACGGCTATGGCCGGCGGCACCAACTACACCCTCGGCGCGGTGGGGATCAACGGCGTCAACTGAGGAGATCGACCATGGCGCTCACACTTCCACAGGCGCAGCAGGCAGGGGACATTTACAGCGGTGTCACTATCTTGCAGGGGCTTATCAACCAACTGGAAGCTGCTGCGGCGGCAGGGCTGACGATCAACAGCGTGTCGGTGTCGTTTTCGGACGGTTCCGTGCTGACTGGAAATCAGCCCATCGCCCCCGCACAGGGAGCGCCCTTGGTGACGGCGTTCATCGGGGTGCTCACAGCGCAGATGAGCGCCCTGTCCGCGCCACTGGCCAGCATGTAACGCCGGGAAGGTTCTAATGATGAGCGATAGCTGCGTCCGCATCGAGCGCTTTGAGAACGGGTTCACGGTGGAAATTCGTGACCCCGCTATCGACAAGCGCAACAACCTTCCTTACGAAAAGCGGGAGAAGATGGGGGTCAGTTACACGGACCCCTGGAAGTCCTTCGTGTTCAAGGACGCCGATGGTGTCGTGGCGTTCCTGAAGAAGAACCTGAAGAAAGCCATCGTTCAAACAAAGAGCGATGACTTCGGCACCGCCTTTGACACTGCTGCGTCTGAACCCGATGGAGATGAGTAATGAGCGATAGCGAACTGCCTTCCAACCTTCAGCGCGGCACGCCGCCGGGCAAGTCCGTGCGCCGCGTGGCCCCGCAGATCAAGGCCAAGACGTGGCGCATCTTGCTGGAAGAGAACAGCGACATTCCGCCCACCGGCCTGTTCCTGGGCCACAACGGCAACACCTACATGCTGCGCCCCGGCGAGTGGGCCGACGTGCCCTACCCGCTGGTCGAAATCCTTGACAACGCGGTCACACAGGTGCCTGTGGTCGATCCGCAGACCAAGCAGGTGACTGGGTGGCGCTCGCGGCTTCGGTTCCCCTACCGCACCGCGCCGGGCCAGGGCGACCGCGAAGCAGCGTAAGGACCAACCAATGCGCCTCGGCGATCTTCTTGAGGAACTTCGGGATAACATCCTGAGCGACAAGTCGGATCAGGTCGGGGTGCGTACGGACCAGCGATGGTCCGACACAACATTGGTCCGTTACATCAACCAAGCTCAGGAGCGCTTCGCGAAGCGCTCCGAGTGCCTTCGCGACGCGGCCACCCCGGAGGTGTGCCAACTGCAACTCGTGGCAGGGCAGCAAGACTATGCACTTCACCCGAAACTCCTTGGTATTCTCAGCGCGCGATGTGTGGGTGATGGTTACGATCTGGCGCGCGCTGGCCACAGTAATCTGGATACGTATCGCGCTAACGATACTCAATTTTTCGATACCTCATACATCTCTACACTTACACCCGGCAAAGTCATTGCCTTCACCACAGATGAAGGGCTGCTGGCAGACGCCCAGAACGCCCTGAACTGCATGACCTTCCGCACCTATCCCAACGTGGGAGCAGGCAACGCGGTGCTGGTCAACATGCGGGTGGTGCGGCTTCCCATCCGAACTCTTAAGCTCTCAGATCTGGAAGGCCAGCCCGAGATACCCGAAACCTACCACCTCGACATGCTGGACTGGGCCGGCTACTTGGCGTTGCGTCAGCCCGACCTTGACATAGCCGGCGGCGATGCGCCCGGCCGCGCGAAAGATCTGAAGGACAGTTTCGAGGCCCATGTTCAAGACGCGAAACGTGAGCTAAAACGACGGCTATTCGCGCCGGCCGCCTTTCAGTTCGGCGGTAACGGGTTCACCTACGAGCGTGATTGGAGCACCTGATGCCTGACCCGACGAGCGCACCCCTCCCGCCGACGAGCCCCGCTGGCGGGCCGGGGTTCGCGCCGCCGGGCAGCGATCCCACCGCTGGCCTGCCCACCTGGGGCGGCATGATGCAGGGCGCGGCGTTGGCGGCCCCGCCGGACGATCCCAACCTGTCGGGCATGGCGAACATGCACGCCCGCAACGTGGCGATCCAGAACGTCACGCAGCGCACCAACGCCCTGGCCGACACCGGGCCGGGCGTCGCGGAACGGTTCCTGAACTGGACCGGGCTCACCGGCGGCACCTCTGGCGCGGGCAGCGCGGCGCTCGACGCGCGCCAAGGCGCAGCGGACACCTACGCTAAGCCCGCGGCCACGAGCTATTTCACACAGCATCCCGACCAACTAACCTTCGCGGAGAAGGACCCGGTGGGCTTCGCGATGAAGCTCGGGCCGATCTTGGACGCTCACGCCAACGCGGGGACGGCGCAGCCTGAGGCGCTGGACCATGGCAACGGCATGGTGAAGACGAACACCAACCCGCAGCTAACCGCGGCAGTGGCGAAAGCCCATGGCATAGCCGTGGGCGCAGCGCACGCGATCACCGAGCCGCACCAGTATTCGTGGCCAGAGTTCCAAGCGGCGACGCGCGGCATGACCAACCGTCAGGCTGCGCAGGCGTGGGAGATGCAGCATTACCTGAACCCGCAGCAGCAGGCCGTGGCGGGCTACCTTTCGGGTCTGACCAACCAAGCCAATGCGGCTCACCCGAACGGTGGGCCGGCGAACGACGGTGGCGCGGCGGACAAGCAGCTTCAGCAAGTCCTGCACATGATCACCACTGGTATGCCTGCACAATAAAGTAGGGGCACATGGCCGACTTCGGTAGTCCGACCTCCAATCTTCCGGGGATCGACGACGTTCTGCGCGCGACCAGCGCCAGCAGCGCACCCACGCCCGCACAACCAGGGTTCCTAAGCAGCGCGCTCAAGACGGGCTGGTACGGTGGCCTGTCGAACCTTGCGAACGCTGGTCGTGCGGTGTCCACGGCGGTGGGCGCGCCGGACCTGGGCCAGGGCATGGGCGACTGGGCGACGCAGCAGCAGGCCAATGCTGCGGCGAGCGCTCGTCCCGATATCGACGCCCTACCGTTCTGGCACCCCGAGAAGCTGGCCTATCAGGCGGTCCAGAGCTTGCCGATGCTGGCGGCTATGACCGGCGGCACCGCGTTGGCGACTGCGGGTCTGGCCGGGCCTGACGAACTGATCGCGGGTGGCGCAGGTGCGGCTGCGCTGACGGCTGCGGCGCGCACGGCGGCGATCCGCGGGGCTGCGGGCGCGGGTGCGGCGGCCTACCCCTTCATGGTGGGCCAGAACGTCGAAGCAGGCGATCAGGCAGGCCAGACGCTCGATCAGGGCGCGGCGGGCAAGGCGTTGGCCTTGGGTGTCCCTGAGGCGGCCCTGCAAGGTATCCTGCCGTCTATGGGCGAGGGGTGGCTGGCACAGCGTCTCCCGTCCATGGTGCCCAAGGCGTTCAAGAAGACGGTCACCGACGCCGCCGGCAACACGACTACGCAGGAAGTCAAGACTGGCCTCCTGGGCAAGGCCGCCAAGGGCGCGGCTGTGGGCGCGGCGATCCAGGCCCCTGTCCAGGCCGCCACCGCGGGCCTGATGAGTGCGATGGGTGACCCCAACCGCACCTTCGCGCAGCGTTCGCAGGACATGCTCGACGCGGCCCTGGGAGGTGCGGCGCAAGGCGCGTTGTTTGGTGGCTTGACGCATGTGTTCGCCAAGGCGGACCCGGCGCACCTCACCAACGAGAACATGTCGAGCACGGTCGATCAGGCGATCACGCCGCAACTGCCCGCGCCGCCGCCGACGCTCGCGCTGCCGCGGCCGGGTGAGGTAGGCCCTGCCGCGCTCGAACCGCCTCAGCGCTTCCCGCAGACGCCGGATGACCTGGGCACGCCGCCGGATGTGGCGACGACCCCGGCGCAGCCCGGTCAGGCGATCAGGGGCTTGCCTGCGCCCGCGATTGAGCCTGCGTCGCGGCCTGTCTCGGGCCAGCCGATCTATCAGGGTCAGGTGCACACCGGCGAGCCCGTCGATACGACCCCCAAGCAGCTTGAGGCCCCGTTCCAGCAGGAGGGCGTGCGCCCAGGCTCGGCCGAGACGCTTTACATGGGCGCGCCTATCGAGCGCGTTACTCCCGAGCCCGAGCCTGGACGGCTGTTGACGGGGCCGAACGACACGCGCCCGGTTGCGGGCGACGTGATCACGCCTGAAGCTCCCGTGTCGGGGCCGGCGCACCCCGCCGTGGCCGCGCTCGAACCGCCGCGCATCATGATGCCGGACGAGACGACGGAAGCCTATAAGGACCGCCTACGTCCTCTCGACAACGCAACATTGTTGCAGCACGCTCAGGCGGCGGGGCTTGACACCAAGTCGGGCCGCGCCGCGCTGGAAGTGATGGCCGAGCGGCTGAAGTGGGAAAAGAACAAGTTCACCGCGCCCACGGCCGACGATATCCGCGATCAGATGGCGCAGCAGGACGCCGAGCGTAAGGCTCAGCAGGACGCCCAGGACGCTGCCAACGCCAAGGTCACCGCTGCCGCCGAGCATGTGCAGAAGATCAAGTCTGCAACCAAGGGCTCGATCCCGAGCTACCTGCGCCCACTCTTGGGTGATGACCTTGCGGTGAAGTCGGCTATCTACGACCGGCTGCAAGCAGCAGACAAGCCGAGCAACACGCTTCAGAACCTCGCCAAGTCGTTCGATATCATGGACGAGAAGGGCAACACCACGGACCCGCGCACGGTAGCGCAGGGTACGACCAACCTTGGCCCCGAGACTGAGGCCGCGCCCGAGCAGGCAAACCCTGTGCCGCCGCCGAAGCCCGCGGTCATGCCCACGGCTATCCCCGAGCAGCATCAACCGAAGTGGCAAGCGCTTCAGGACATAAAGTCCAACCTTCAGCCGGATGACCCGCTGAACGACAAGATCAGCATGCTACAGGACAAGCTCGCCAATCCCAAGCAGGGTGAGGTGGGCCAAGTCGTGTCTCAAACAAACAAGATCAAGAAGATAATTGAGGCGCAAAAAGTCATTGACAAGGCCGAAGGGAAGGCTAAACCCGTGCCAACGACCGAGGCCAAGCCCCCGGTTGACGAGGCGACCGGCGCGAAGAAATTCGATACGCCGGCCGAACCTCCCCCTGCGGCACCTGCTCCTGAGACGCCTCCCCGGCCGTCGAAGAGCGGCCCGCAGGGGGAGCCCAATGCTCGCGACAAATATCTGGCAGACAATGCTCAGCGTGCTCAGGAGATGGGCGCGAGCGATGCGGCGCAGCGTGCGGCGGCTGATTTCGCGACGCGAGGCAAGAAGCCCCTTGGGGGAGAAGTCCCCCCGGCCAAGGAGGCGAAGCCGACGCGGCCCTCGAACGAACAGGGTCCACAAGCGAAGGAAGCGGCCCCGAAGCCTACTGTTTCGTCTGAGGGCAAAGCTCAAGTCCTGGGCGCGCTTCAGAAGATGCGCGCCAACATTGGTGAGTTGATCGAGCGCAAGCTGCCCCGCGTGAAGGGGGAGAACGACACCCAGTTCGAGAAGCGCGACACTGTTTTCCAGCAGGCCATCGACAAGGTGGACGCTGCGACGGCGGCTGTCGGCAAGGCGCTGAAGTCGCAGGACCCGCATGCGGCTCTGTCGGCGCTCAAGGAAACGCACCTCGCAGACAGCATCGACCTGAGGCAGAAATACTCGGGGCTGGTGGACAACCGCACGCGCAAGCTGCTTGAGTTCAACAACAACCACGCCGAAGCGGTCATGGACGCGGTGCGCGAGGCGACCGGCCAGAACAAGGCCGATCCGCTCAGCGTGGGCTCGGCCAAGCCGCAGACGCAAATGGACCGCGATCTGGCGTACTTGGTTGATCGCGGGGCGACGCCTCGTCAGTTGCTCGAACATATCATCCGCAACGGCACCACCAGCGCGCGGCGGACCATTGCCGCCAAGCTGTTGCAGACAAGCAAGGCGGACCCGTCGATCCGCTTCGGCACCCAGGCTGAGGCGGTGAAGGCGCACCCCAACCTCGCGCAGGTGTTTGCTGACTACCACGACGGCTACGGGCGCATCCGCGTGTTCGACAAGGCGGACATGGAGCACTCGATCATCCATGAGTTTACGCACGCGGCGACGATCAAGGGCCTGAAGGACCCGGCCATCGCTGGCCAGTTCGACAAGCTGCTGAAGGCGGCGAAGGAGCAGATCAGTCCTGACGAGGCCAAGCAGTACGGCTTCACCAACACCAAGGAGATGGTCGCAGAGGCCATGTCGAACCCGCACTTTGCGGCGTTCCTCGATACGCTGAAGCCGCCCAAGGACATGCAAGGCACGCTGCCCGGCGCGTCGATCTGGCGCGCGTTCAAGGAAGTGGTGCGGCGCATCTTCGGCTTCCCCAAGGGGGCCGAAACCATGCTCGATCACGTCATGCACCTTGCGGGCCAGACCATTGACGAAACCAATGGCGACCTGACCCGCAAGGTGGGCACGGCGCAGGGCATGGACCAAACCACTGGTTTGTACGCGCGTGGCCTGATCGAGGATGGCGAGCGCGTCATGGACGCCGTGGATCGTCACCTCAACCCGAAGGGGTGGGGCGACAACATCTCCAAGGCGCTGCTCGGCGGGCGCACCATCGAGAGCATCGCGGACAGCTATCACAAACTGATCCCGAGCATGCTGCGCTACAAGGCCATGGCCGACACGCACCGCGTGATCGAGGATCGGTTCAACTCCCTGGCCAAGGTGTCCAGGGCGGCGTTCGACGCGCTGCCCAAGGACGTGCAGAAAATGGTCAACGAGGTGGCGACCTTCACCAACCTGAAGATCGACCCCCGCCGTTCGTGGGCCGAGCACACTTGGTTGCAGAACCACCCCGACACCGCAGCGATGAAGGCTGAGGTGGCGAAGGCCAACAAGCTGTGGAACGAGATCAAGCGCAAGGGCGGCGATAAAGCCTACCTCGCAATGAACAACACCAACCGAACGCACCTGTTCGCGTTCTTCACCGGCGCGCTGCGCAACGAGGTGCTGGCCAACCATGCGGGCGAGTTCCAGCTAGGGGCGGACCCGTTCAAGGCTTATCAGTTCGCTGACCGGCTGCACAACGACCCGCGCGCCGCGGCGGATTACTGGCAAAAGCAGGTTGAGGCGCACCTTGCGCCGATCCGCTCGATGCTCTCCAAACAGAAGGCGTTGCTGAAGGAGGCGACCGACAAGGGCGACAAGGCGGGCGCGCAGGCGATCCGCGATCACATCAAGTCTCTGTCGGGCCTTGAGCGCGATACGTCGGCGGCGATGACGGGTGCCGAGCAGGCCCCCAACTTCGCGCTGCGCCGCCGGGGCCAGTACATGGTGTCGGGCACGCTCGCGGCCGGGCGCACGCCCGATCAGGTCAGGCGCTTCCAGCAAATATTGCAGGAGAAGGGTTTCTACGATGTGGTGATCCAGCCGAACGCCGACAACAACACCGTCTACATCCGCACCGAAACGCGGGCGCAGAACGACAACCTGAAGGCCGCGTTCCAGCAGGCGCAGAAGGAAAACCTTCTGGACCCGAAGAAGAGCATCAACCACGGCCTCGCGGCGTCGCTCTATGACCATTCGGGTGTGCTGCCGTCTTGGTTGCAGGAAGCAATTAAGAATGTGCGCGGGAAAATGCCGGACCTTGACGATGACGCTGACCCCAAGCTGAAGGATGCGTACAAGACGGCTCGTGAGCACGCCCTGGACAGCATGGTCCAGCAGTACATGGACGCGCTGCCGGAAAGCTCCCTGTCGAAGCTGTTTGCTCGGCGTGAGGGCGTTCAGGGCGCGAGTGCAGACATGGCCGGGGCTTTCAGCGACCGCGCAATGAGCAGCGCGCGTGGCCTCGCCAACGTCGCTACCAGCGATGAGTTCGCAAACATCAACAACGGCATGCGCGATGAGGTGAAGGCGCTCAAGACGGACGGGAACTCGAACCCGCAGGACGCGATCCGTGCGCAGCAGGCGTACAACGAGCTTCAGCTTCGCAACGCACAGCGCGGGTGGAAGTTGGCGCATACCCCGTTCGACAACGTGCGCCACCTCACGCACATGTTCGAGCTTGGGTTCTCCGTGCCCTACACGATCACGCTCATGTCTCAGATACCGACGCTGGCCTGGGGCGAGCTTGCCAAGCAGCACGGCTATCTGGGCGCGGCGAAGTCGATGGCGAAGTTCACGCCCATGGCCTTCAAGATCATGAAGGCGGCGTTCACGGGCGCGGACAAATGGCATTTCGCAATCACCCCGGAGAAGCTGGCGGCGGCCGGTATCCCGAAGGACGTTGCGGACTTCGTGCTGCACCAAAACAACCGTGGCGACTTCAACCTGTCGTCCTACACCCAGTGGGTCTACGAGAACCAGCACGGCACGGTCATACCCAAGGTGCTCCATGACGCATCGGGCGCATCGACGCTTTATGCCGAAATGCTCCCGCGCTTGGTCACGGCTCTGGCGGCGCGCGATCTCTACACCCAGAGCCCTGTGAAGGGTGCGACCTTCAACGACCTGCACTCTTTCGTCAGCGACAAGGTGAACCGTTCGCAGTTTAGTTGGAACCCCGATCTGAACCCGCGCTACACGGGCAAGCATGGTCTGCTCGGGCAGGCGTCGCCCCTGGTGGCGCAGTTCACGGGCTACCACTTCAAGCTGCTCGAAAAGCTCTACCGCGAGACGGCGGACGCCTTCGGTCAGCGCGGCGAGGATTACGCCAAGCAGGGCCGGCGCTTCATGGGGATGCACCTCGCGGCGATGGCCGCGCTAAGTGGAACCATGGGTTTGCCGATGACGGGCATGTTCGCTGGCCTCTACGACCGGCTGGCCGATCTGATCACGGGCGACGACACCCACGATATCCGCGCCAGCTATCGGGACTTCCTCAACACCACGTTCGGCAAGGACGTGGGCGAGGTGCTGGCGCACGGCGTCCCGCGCGTGGCCGGGCTCGACCTCTCCCACCTGGGCGAGGATCGCATCATGCTCGGCACCCAGGCGATGACCGAGAAGCGCCAGTGGGAGGACGCCGAGAAGGACTGGCTCAAGAGCATGGCCGGGTCGGCGTTCGGCCTGGGCTCAGATATCGTCCTGGCCGGTCGCGACATGTATAACGGCGACTACCTGCAAGCGGCGTCGCGCGGCCTCCCCGAGATGCTGAGGAACGCGGCCGATGCGGAACTGATCCGAGAACATGGGTTTGAGGACAAGTCGGGCTTCAAGCTGCCGATCTCCGGGTCCACCAGCGCTTCGCTGATGAAGCTGCTCGGCTTCGACACGAGCCAGGAGGCCGAATACAAAGAAGTCAAGGGCACCATGTCGGGCTTGCAGGCCCGTCAGCAGTATGACCAGCAGAACATCATGCGGCACCTTGCCCTGGCCTACAATCGCGAGGACCCGCAGAGCTACGGGGAATGGCTCAACGCCTCGCAGCAGTTCATGATGAACAACCCAGGGGTCAAGCCGCCCGCCATGGGCTTCGCTGACTACCTGAAGCAGCACGCGCGGTCGGCCGCGCTGGCGGGCGCGCTAGGCACGCCCTTGGGTGTCTCGCCTCGTAATCTCATGATGCGGGGCATGGTCCAGTATGGCAATTTGAGTGGTGGGCAATGAGTGGTATATCCGCGTCCGATCAACACAAGCTATCTCGCACCTCTGAGTATAGTGTGTGGAAGAATATGCGGTATCGGTGCCGAAGCCACCCAAACTGGGCGGGGCGAGGCATCAAAGTGTGCTCTCAGTGGAGTAGCTTTGCAGTCTTCCTACAAGACATGGGGCCACGTCCTGTAGGAATGACTATTGAGCGGAAGGACAACGATGGAGACTATGAGCCAGGAAATTGCGTGTGGGCGACGCGAAAGGTGCAGGCGCGCAATCGTCGGTCGGGTCGCCAGATCACAATCGACGGGGTAACCCGGAGCATGATAGAGTGGTGCGAGCTTGCCGGGATAAGCAAGCAAAACGCGTCCAACCGCGTGCGAGCGTGCGGGTGGTCTGTAAAAGATGCAGTTACACTACCTCATACAAGGAGCATAAGCCGTGGCTAAGGGTGCAACTTTCGACAATCAGCTTCTCAAGCTGATTTTTAATGCGACGAACATCGCCAACATCGCGGACAACACGGCTACGAGCCCGCTGACGAACCTGTATCTGTCGCTGCACACCGCGGACCCCACGTCGGCGGGCAATCAGACCAGCAGCGAGGTGAGCTACACCGGCTACGCGCGCGTGGCGGTCGCGCGATCCACGTCCGGCTGGACGGTCAGCGGCAACAGCGTCAACCCGGCGGCAACGATCTCCTGGCCGGCGTGCACGGGCGGCACCGCGACGGCAACCAACTTCGGCATCGGCACGGCTTCCACCGGCACTGGCGAACTGCTCTACTCGGGTACGATCAGCCCGAATATCGCGATTGCCAGCGGCGTGACGCCGCAGTTGACCACGGCCACCTCGATCACCGAGAGCTAATTAGGTCCCCCGCAAGGGGGATCGTTTTAAGGGGAGCGTGCGTATGCAGGAGAATTTCGACAAGGCGTTGGCCCGCGTCCTCGTCTACGAGGGCGGCTACGCCAACGTACCGGGCGATCCCGGCGGACCAACCATGAAGGGGATCACCCAGGCTACCTACAACTCGTGGCGCGTTCGTCAGGGGTTGACGGCCACGCCTGTGCGCAACATCCCCGACAAGGACGTGGCCACGATCTACAAGACGGAATACTGGGACCGCCTCGATGCGGACAACCTCCCGCCCGGCGTGGACTTCTGCCTGTTCGACGCCGCGGTCAACTCAGGCGTTGGGGGAGCAACCAAGTGGGCGCAGGCGGTGGCCGGCGTCAACACCGATGGCGACTGGGGGCCGAAGACGGAAACCGCCGTCCTAGGCACGGACCCGGAGGACTTCATCGAGCAGTTCTGCTCCCATCGCCTGGGCACGCTTCAGCGTCTCCCGACATGGGGCAAGTTCGGCAAGGGGTGGGCTGCGCGTATCGCCAACGTGCAGAAGACGGCGCTCGCCTGGGCGCAGGCGGGGGACGAGCCGGAAGCTGTGCCGGTTCACACCGCAGGCGGCAACGCCAAGTCGCGGCCTCAGGACGTGCCCCAGTCCAAGGTCAGCACCGCGATCACCCACGCGGGCACCCTGGGCGGCGTGATCGTCACGGGCGCTGCGCAGGCGGGTTCGGCGCTCGCGCCGGCCAGCGACAGCTTCGCGTGGCTCAAGTATGTCCTGGGCGGCTTGACCTTGGTTGGTGCTGTGGCGGGATTGATCGTCTACTTCTCGCAGCAGGCCAACCGTGCAGCGTCCACGGCGGTCAGAAAGGCAACGGTGGACCTTGAAGCAGACACGGCGATCCTGTCTGTATCCGGTAAGACTGCGCCCACGCCCGTACAATCGGCGGTGCAGACGCCGGCTAATCCGCCAGCGGCACAGGCTCCCACTCCTGTCCCGGTGGTCGTCCCCGCTTCCGAGTTCACAGGAGAAGTAACGCACCATGGTTGAGTTCCTGTTCAAGGGTATCGGGGAAGCCCTCACGCACGTCCCCCTGATGATCTGGGTGGTGATCTTCGTCGGGATCATCATCTTCGGCGTGCTCATGCGCTACCTGACGAACATCAAGGTGGACCTGTTCATCGCCGTGGTGTTCGTGATCGTCAACTCGATCTTCGTCTGGCGGGCGTACTGGATCAAGCAAGGCTACGCCGAAGCCCAGGCTCAGGTCGAAGCCTACAAGAAAACGAACGCCCTCATCATCGCCTGCTACGGCAATGACCCTGCGGCCCATGTCTGGGATCGTTCGCAGGGCAAGTGCCTGCGTCGGGACGGCGCGGTCGAATAAGGAAACCGACTGATGGTGTTCAGGATACTCGACCGCGCCAAAATGTCGGTGTCCGGCGCTCCCGGCACCGGCAACATCACGCTCGGCGCGGCGGTGACCGGCTACCAGTCATTCGCCCAAGCAGGTGTTCTCGATGGGGACACCTTCGCTTACTCGGCGGTTGACGGGAGTGCCTGGGAGTTCGGCGTAGCCACCTACACCGCGCTCACAGGCACACTCACCCGCACCGTCACCAAGACGAGCGCGCAGAACGCCTCTCCCTTGAGCTTGAGCAACACGGTGATCATCACTGCGGTGCTGCGGGCTGAAGACGTGTCGGGCAACAGCGCGACGCTCGCGACTTTACCTGACGTGAATATCAACGAAAACACGCTTGCCAACGGCTCGGTGCTGACGTGGAACCTGACGGCCGGGGAGTGGGAAGGCGAAGCGCCATCGGGCGGCTTGATCCTTCAGAACAACAGCACCTCTCTGGGCAGCGTCACGTCGATCAACTTCGTCAATGCGTCCTCGATCACGGCGTCGGGAGGCGCGGCGACCGTCACGCTCGCGGGCGCAGGCTCGGGCGGCGGATCGACCATTCGCCAGAACGGCACTTTGATTGGCAGCGTCGGCGCGTTCACGACGATCAACTTCGTTGACGCCGCGTCGATCACCACGTCCGTGGGCGGCACGCAAGCGAACGTCACCTTGGGTGGCGGCGGCGGGGCCACGCTCAACGCTCTTACCGACGTGACCGTGACCGAGGGATCGGGCATCGACGGCTATTCCCTGACGTGGAATAACTCCACGGGTAAGTGGGTAGCAACCAACGTCTCGGGTGGTGGCGGTGGGGGCTCATCCCTCGCGGTTCTCAACAATGGGTCCTCCGTAGAAACCGCGGCTGTCTCGCTCAACTTCATCAACGCCACGTCAATCACGACTTCCGGCCATGCCGTCACGATCACGCTCCCAACAGGGAGCGGCGGGTCCAGCACGCTTTCGGGCCTCTCTGATGTGAGCGTGACCGAAGGGTCCGGCATCAACGGCTATGTGCTCTACTGGAACAATGGTGCGTCGAAGTGGGAGGCGAAGGCTCTCGCGACCGTGGCCACCAGTGGCGCTTATAGCGATCTCTCGGGCACCCCTTCGCTGGCAACCGTGGCGACCAGTGGCTCCTACACGGACCTGACCAGCAAGCCCACCAGCGCGTCGTGGAGCCTCGCCAGCTTGGGCGACGTGTCGATCACCACGGGCTCGGGCGTGGACGGCTACTGCGTCTACTGGAACAATGGTGCCGGCAAGTTCGAGCTTAAGAGCGTGTCGGGCGGCGGCACGTCGCTATCGGGCCTGACCACGGACGTGCTGATCTCGTCCCCCGCGGACGGGCAAGTGCTGACCTACGAGGCGTCGTCCAGCAAGTGGAAGAACAAAGCCCCGGCGACGGTGGGCTTCACGGTCGGCACTCCCCCGACCGTGGTGCAGTTCGCGACAGCCACAGCGAATGGCTCGGACGCTGCGGTCACGATGGGCGCGGCTCCAACCAACGGCAACTTCTTGGTTGCTATCCTCTACAGCGATAACACTACGCCTGTCGCGGCTTCGGGTTGGACGGTTCAGGCGAGTGTTTCCGTAGGTTTGTGGTACTGCTACATTCTTACTAAGATCGCGGGTGCGTCTGAGAGCACGTCTCAGAACCCACTTAGCAGCGGCGGCGGTGGGCACTGGTCGAAGGGCATTTGGGAAGTCTCAGGGCAGAACGCGACTTCGCCAGTCCTGTTTGCATCGGCGTCTCAGTTCGGCAGTTCGGCGAACGTCGCGCAGACGATCACCATTCCGCAGGCGACTAGCACGCTGTTCCTGGCGTCGCTCGCGCCGTCTCAGAGTCAAGCCAACACGCTCACGAGCATATTCGGCATTGCGAACGTGGACGCGAACCTAACCAGCGCCGCGGGTGCGCATGCGGCCTACGCGCACTGCGACAGTAACAACCCGACCTACGGCATGCTCGGGGTCATGAGCACGGCGGCTCAGTTCAACCAAGCGTTCGTCCTAATTACGCACTGAGGGGACCATGGCTTTCAAGCTGCTCAACCGGGCGCGCATGTCGGTGTCCGGTACTCCTGGCACCGGCACGCTGACCCTCAACGCTGCGGGCACAGGGTTCCAAAGCTTCTCGGCTGCGGGCATGTCCGATGGCGACACCACCTCGTATCTGATCGAGGACGGATCGCCGGTCGGCTCGGTGTGGGAGATCGGTGTCGGCACCTACCATTCGAGCGGGACGCTTTCGCGCGACACGGTTACGCAGTCGAGCGCGGGCGGGACAACCAAGATCAGCGCTACGTCGAACGCGGTCGTAAGTGGTATCGTGCAGGCGTCGGACCTGATGGCAAGCTTGGGTTCTGCGGGTAGCACAGCGCCTACCGTTGTGCAGCACGCATACAGTGTGGGCACAAACGCCTTCGGCGCGGAAGTGATAACGCTCGGCTCCGCGCCCACGCCGGGCAACATCTTGGTTGCTATCGGCAACTGCTCCGTGAACAGTGGAGCGAACGGCTTCAACTGGACGAGCGCCGATTTCCAGTACAATCAAAACTCCACCACGGCGTACAAGGTGGGTTATGGCACCAAGGTTGTCCAGTCGGGAGACACGGCGGCGCAGACCATCGGCACGGTCGGCATAGCCGCCACCGAACCTTTCAACGGCGTGCTGCTCGAAATCTCAGGCGCGAACCTCGCGCTCGCGTCGTCTTCCGAGGGCTCCATAGGGTCGGGATCGACCACAGTGCAGGCGAGCAACTACGCCAACTCGCTCGGCATCTTCTTCGTGGGCGGCGATGGGGCGGCCAATCCGTCGATCACCGCGCCGGGCAGCTTCCAAGTCAGTCAATATAATTCGGGCATCACGTCGTTGAAGGCGGGATGGGGCACGCTTACGAGCGCAGGCAACGCAGGCGTCACGGCATCGGTCGCGTCGGGCACCACGCGGGCGCTCGCGCTGAACATCCCAGGAGCTTGACATGGCCATTCTTTGGCAGGACGGATTTGATCTCTACAACAACCAAACAGACATTTCGATGGCCTACGTGAGCGTGGCCGGCGCGGTCGCTACGACTGGCGGCCGGTTCGGCGCGGGCGCGTGGCAGGCGAACAACTACGGGATCACGCGGGCGATCTCAGGGATCACCGAACTCTGGACAGGGTTTGCCGTGAACACCTCGTCCACATCCAACCAAGATAAGGCGGTGCTCCAATTCGGCAGCACTGTAGGTGTCGAGGGGTTGGTTACCTACAATCCGGCGACCGGCGCGTGGAAGGTGTGGAACGGTAGCGAGAACACGCTGCTCGGCACGGCGACGCAAATGCTCGCGGCGGGCTGGCACTGGGTCGATGCGCACTTCAAGCTCAGCGCTACGGTCGGCGTCATGGAGGTGTGGATCGACAACGTTCAGTTGATCAACGTGACCGGCGCGAACACGATCCACAACAGCGGCGTCACGCAGGTGACCACGGTGCAGATCGGCGACAATGGTGGTGGTGGTGGGCTGAACGCATATATCGACGACTGGATCATCAACGACCTGTCGGGCTCGATTAACAATGGTCGTGTCGGCGATAGCCGGATCGAAACCCTGGTGCCCACCAGCGACGCGGGGACGAACAACGCAACGCCTTCCACGGGGACGAGCCATTACGCCGTGGTGGACGAGCCCCAGTTCGACGTGACCGACTATCTCACCATGCCCAACACCAGTGGTGACAAGGAAGTGTTCGGCCACGGGGCGCTCGTGAGCACGCCGGCCATCGTGCACGCCGTCTCGATCAAGATGGTGAGCCAAAAGAGCGACGCGGGCGCGTACAGCCTCGAACCCTTGGTTGTATCGAACACCACGGAGGGCGACGGATCGTCGCAGGCTCTAACCACGTCCTGGGGCATCCAGTCGTCCGTGTTCGAGGCGGACCCGCATACCAGTGCGGCATGGACGTATGCTAACGTGAACTCGGCGAGTATCGGCTACAAGGTGCCCTAAATGACCACCGGCGCGACTGCGAAGGTTCAGGCTGAAGTCGCGCACGCGGGTAACCCCAAGGGCAAGTCGGCGAAGGTCCAGGCGGAAGTCGCTCATGGTGGTGCGCCCACAGGCGTCACCGCCAAGGTCCAAGCCGAAGTCGCGCACGCCGGCAATCCCAAGGCCGTCAGCGCTGCGATTAAGCTGGAAGTCTCCTACAGCCTCACGGTTCCGGTTGCTGACTGGCCGCTGCACGCCTACCCCATGCTGGCGTCGAGCGCGATGGGTTCTGGGCCAATCGCGGCCACGACCACCTACCCGCCCAACTATTTCAACGCCGTGGGCACAGCGACCGGCGCGTCGAGCGCTTCGGGCGTTGGCCTACAGGTCACCCAGGGCAGCGGCACCGGCGATGCGCGCGGCGCGGCGACTGTTACAGGCGTGGCCGTCCCTCTTGGCGTCGGCACAGCGACCGGCAGCGCGAATGTCGATGGGCGCAGCCCCACCTCGCAGGGCGCGGGCACAGCGACCGGCACGAGCACCGCGCAGGGTGTGCCCGGCTTCGTAGGCCATGCGTCGGGTGTAGCGACGGTCACTGGCGTCAGCAGCGCGGTGAAAATGGCCGCGGGCTTCGCTTATGGCGTTGCAGCCGTCCAGGGCTTCCCTTTCGCGATTGTGGCCGCCATTGGGTCTTCTTCGGGCGTCAGTTCTGTCACGGGTCACGGCGTCAACGGTGGCGTGGGCTATGGCGTGTCCACCGGGTCCGCCACGATCTCGGGCGTGGGGGCGGCGAAGTTCGAGGGTGTTGGCCGCTCGAACAACAACCGCGCCCAGGTGCTCGGCGCATCGGGCAGCGCTTACCCTGCGGTAGGCACGGCGACCGGCGCAGCGACCGTGAGCGGCGTCGGCCGCGCGCTGGAGCCCGCGGCAGGCTCGGCGGCTGGATCGGCCTCAGTGAGCGGCGTAGGCGTTCCTGTCACCTACGTAGGAGGGGCCTTCGGTGTAAGCTATGGCTACGGCGTAGGCGTAGAGGCACTTCAAACCACGGGTTCTGCGGCGGGGAGCGCCGCTGTCTCGGGCGTTAGCTCCTACGTCGTGAACGTTGGCGCGGCGCTTGGCGTGGCGACCGTCGCAGGCGTCGGGATCGAGGCGAGGCAGGCCGTGGGGTCTGCTTCGGGAGGCGCGACTGTCTCGGGGGTGGGCCTGGGCCACACCTACAGCGTGGGCCTCGCCTTCGGGTCGAGCAACGCGCAAGGGGTCGCGCCATCCACAACTACGCTCGCGGGCGTTGGCGCGGCGGCCGGCACGAGCAGCGCTTTCGGCGTGGTCCAAATCACGGCGACCGCTACGGGCTTCGCCACGGTTCTGGGCGTGGGCGCGATCCAGGGCCAAGGTGTGGGCACGGCCTACGGCTCAGCGACCGTCACGGGCGTCGCTGGCGGCCATGTCGGCACAGCGGCAGGGTCCAGCACCGCCACCGGCCAAGCGCGCGTGGTGGGCACCGCCACCGGCCAAGCCTTGGTTGTTGGCTACGGCAGCAATGGCGTCAGCGTTACAGGCAATGCGTCCGGTGGAGCACTGGTCAACGGCGTAGGGGCGTCGTATAACCGGGGCGTCGGCACGGCTGTAGGCTCGGCCACCCTCTCAGGCGCGGGAGTGGTCGCAGCCGGTGGAGCAGGCGCGGCGGCAGGCGTGGCCAGCGTTTCGGGTGTTGGGCATGCCCTTGTAGGCGGCTTGGGCCTGGGAACGGGTTCATCTGCGGCCTCGGGTGTGTCAGGCTCCCTTGGTGCTGGCGCTGGCCACGCCATCGCCACAAGCACGGCGCAAGGCGTTAGCGCTTTCATCAACAGCGTGGTGGGCGTCGCCACGGGCCAAAGCATCGTTCTGGGCGTCAGCGGGGCCACGTCGAACAGCGTAGGCGCAGCGGCCGGGTCATCGACTGCGGCAGGGGTCGGCGCGGCGTCCGCACCATCCGCGGGCACAGCCACAGGGTCGAGCACGGCGTCTGGCGCGGCGCAGGGCGTCGTCTACGCTCACGGCTACGCCAATGGTTCAGCGCTCGTTCAGGGCTTCAGCAATACGCCTGTCCAGGCGCGGGGGTTCGCCAACGGCGGCGCGAGCGTGATCGGCGCATCTGGCGCAATATCGGCGAGCACAGGCAGAGCAGTAGCATATTCCCTGGTCATCGGATATTCTGACACCGAACAGGAAATTTGCCCAGGCACCGCCGTAGTATCTGTTGGGGCAACAGCAGGCGTAAGCGTAAACATCGCAGCAGTTGCAGGGGCAAGTACGGAGATCACACAGCTTGCAGCAGCCAGTGTAAGTGTCGGCCAATCAGCGACAGCGCGGGTGAATATCAGGTGAGGGTGCAATGCCGAGCTTCGTACGCAAAAATGTGGTGACCCTATCTACCGTGTTCGTCGCCGCCGATGGCTCGGCCACGCAGCCCTCAGAGGCGAACGCCGTCATCGCGTATACCGATCAAGGCGGGGCGGCCCACCAAGTCAGCATTGGTCTTACTTACAATGTTGTTACAGGAGCATGGGTAGGGACCTGGGACACTTCGGCGTCGGGCGAGGGCACCGTGGACTGGATGATCTACGGCTTCGGAACCCTTCAGGCCGCCGCCCAAGGCTGCTTTGAGGTTTACGCCAACCAAGCGAACAACGTCTGACGAGGGCGTAGAGGACCCCGCGGTGGACGACTGGATCGCATATCTCAAAAGCCTGCCATGGAAAGACTGGGCAACCCCGATCATTGCGGGGGTGCTCGCCCTGACGGGCGTTGTCTACACGGCGAAGGAAAAGGCGAAGATGGCGCAAGAGGACCGGCGTCTCCTTGACGACGCCAAGCGCCGCAGCGACGCGACCGCGCAGACCACCGATCTGACAGACCGCTTCAAGGCGCTCATGGACGGCTACGAGGCGCACATCGAAGGCATGAGCCAGGACTTGGTTGCAATCAAGGGTGACCTGAAGGACATGCGCGCAGAGCGCGACCGGCTGCGCAAGCTCTACGACGATCACATGGCGGTCTGCACCATGCCCAAGGGGAAAGACAATGCCTGAGACACCGCAGGGCGTGCCCGAGAGCATTATGCTGAAGGGCTTCACCGGCATACGAAACACTGTTGCTCGCGAGGACTTGAGTTCTCGCGAACTCGCAGGAGCCGTCAACGTCGATCTCGATGACGTGGGCGAGCCGTACCGGCGTCGCGGCCGAAAACAGGTCGTGACCGGCAACTGCCATAGTCTGTGGACCGCAGACGATGGCGTAGTCTATGGAGTGAAAGATGGCGAACTTGGAATTGTTGGACCCGACTACTCTTTCACTGTCCTGCTTAACGGTATTGGCGATCTGTCGGATGTTGGACCCGCGGGCGTCGCGTTCGAGCACTTGGGTGAGTACGTCTACTTCACCTGCGCCACTGGCTCAGGCATTATCACTCATGCGACGGGGGCGGTGAACAACTGGGGTCCAGCCCAAGACATATGGCTGAGCCCCATCGTTGACACTTCTTCAACGCTTCCTGCAATCCGTGGGAAGCTTCTTGGCGCGCCTCCGCTGGCCACAGCCCTCGTCTATTACAATGGTCGCATCTACTTGGCGGCGGGTAAGATGCTCTGGGCCACGGAGTTTCAGGCGTATAACTTCGTAGACAAAAACCGCGGCTTCATCCAATTCGAGGCCGACATTACTATGCTTGGCGTGGTGCTCGACGGGGTTTACGTCGGCACCACGGAAGGCGTCTATTTCCTCGCGGGCGGTTCGTTCGAGACGCTGAAGCGGCAGCGCGTCATGGACAGCGGCGTGATCCCAGGATCGGCCGTCGAAATCCCCGGCGAGCTTGGCAACCCGAAGCAGCAGGGCGAGAACCAAGAGCCCATGCAGGTCAGCGTGGCCTTCATGACCACCAGGGGTTTTTGCGTGGGCGACGACGGCGGCAAGTGCACGAACATCACGGAAGCGACCGTGTTCTTTCCCGTGGCCACCACCGCAGCAGCCATGTTTCGACGGCAGGATGGCATGAACCACTACGTGGTCTGCCTTACCTCTGATGGTGCGCCGGTCAATGGTGCAAGGACTGGGAAGTATGTGGACCCCGGAATTATCCGTGGTAATGCTATGTGGGTCGATATGGCGGACAGCGCCAAGGCAACGGAGCAGTTTTCATGAGGTACAAGGAAACCAGTGGTGGGCTGCTGATCCCCGATCACGAGCTTGCGCGGGCGGGCGGGCTCTACCGCGTCGAGCACTTCCGCAAGGGCGAGAAGATTGACGAGTGGGAAGCCGAGAACACGGTGGTCAATCAGGGGCTCGTCTACCTGCTCAACGCCGGCCTCGCGGGGCTGACGGCGCTGACCAGTTGGTACGTGGGCGTGTTCCAGAACAACTACACCCCGGTCGCTACCGACACGGCGTCGAGCATCGTGAGTAACGCGGGCGAGTTTACGGGCTACTCGGGCGGCGCGCGTCCGACCTTCAGCCCGGCCCAGGCCACGTCGAGCCCCACGCTGACCAACAGCGCCTCGCAGGCGACGTTCAACTTCACGGGCTCGGCCACGCTCACCGGCGCGTTCATCATCTCGTCCGCGACGCCGGCCTCCAACAGCGGCACGCTCTACAGCGCGGCGCAGTTCGGCTCGTCCAAGTCGGTGGCGAACACGGACAGCATCACGGTCACGTATCAGACCACCCTAACGTCGAGCTAACCCATGGTCGATCAAATCTCGGGCGCAGACGGCGCACTCGCGTCCGAGAATTTGACCCTCGTCACCGGCATTGCGCTGACGGACACCGTGTCCGTCAGTGACGTTTTTACGTTTAAGTTCTACCCCGGCGGCCTGATCTCGGACAGCGCCAAGGCGACCGATAGCGCCTCGTACGGGGCTAAGGCAGGCGGGGCGACCTTCGCCGACGCGGCCAAGGCGAGCGACGCTTGGTTGATCAAGCGGGTTATCTCCCAGTCGAGCAGCGCCAACGCGACGGAGAGCTACACCCTCACGCGCAACACGCGGGTGAGCGAGAAGGTCCGAGCGACCGACAGCGCGAGCGCGACCGCGCAGTTCCACCTGTCCCAGGCCACGAGCGCCAAGGCGACCGATAGCTGGACAGTCCTCACCGCCGAGGGGTGGAGCGACAGCGCAGCCGCCCACGACAGCGTGACGGTCACCTACAAGGCGAACGCCGTCCTGACCGACAGCGCCGCGGCCGGCGAGTACTATGTGGCTGTGCGCACGGCGCACGTCGTAGTCGTCTCCACGGCCCTGGCTTCGGACACGCCCCTGCTGCAGGGAGCCTATCAGGTCACGCTCAGCGATCTCGTGATCGCGGGCGAGACGTGGACCCTCTCAGGGGACAGCACCGCATGGGCGGTCAACACCCGCACCCAAGCCGTCACCGAGTACCGCGGCTTCAACTACAACAGCTTCGCGACCATTGGTCGCAAGTATATCGCGGCGGATGCGAACGGCATCTACGAACTCAATGGCCCGAGCGACGATGGCGTGAAGGTCATCGCTTCGCTGACCGGCGGCTATCTCGAACCCAACGGCGGCAAGTTCGCCGGCCTGAAGGGCGTCTATGTGGGCGTCACCGGGCAAGGCGAAGGGAGCACACCGGATTGGTTGCTCAAGCTCGACACCGGCGACGGGCGTGAGTTCTCCTATCAGACCTCTTCCAACCCAGGGCTGATGAGCACCAAGTTCAGGATCGGGAAGGGCCTCAAATCTCGCTTCATGGGCTGGCACGTCGAGACGGTGGACGGGCAGGACTTCAGCTTCAACAGCATCGAGTTCATCCCCTCTATGAGTGGGCGTCGTGTCTAACACCTACAGGCCCCTGCCCTGGCAGTCCCCGCCACCCGATGGCGCTCAGCGGCCTATGAGCTTGCAGGTGGACGCTCGACTGCCGGCGGATGTGAACAGCACAGACAAGGGCGCGCTGTTGCAGGTGGCGGGGCAGATCATCCAGGGGCATAGCTCCCTGCTGGATCGCTTCATCGCCAACAACCGCCAGCAGAACTCGCTCTCGGGCCTGGGCTACCGGGCGGACAATATGCGTATCGGCGACGACCTGCGGGCGCGCTACACCTACAACAATGGTGTTGAAAAGCTGCTGATCGACGTTTACCCGACCGGCGGCGCGCTCGAACTCGACACCACGAGCGACACCAACTTGGATGGCTACGTTCTCTGGATACACGGCGAGCCAGTCTACCCCGTGCAAAGTCCCACAGGCATTGTGCCTGTTGGTCCTTACGCAGTCTTCATGAACGGTTATCTGCTAGAGGAAAGCGTTCAACCAAGCAATTATTTCCAGGGCGGCAACTGCTCGGCGTATGCCATGCTCTTCGGTAAGACGGCACTCTTGTGCGCGTCGTACACTGGTGACGTGGAGAAGATGAACGACCTTATCAACGCCGGCAACTTCAAGCTGCCGTTCAAGATGACCCCAGACAGCCCTGGTCAATATGACGCTGGCGATGAGATAGACGGCACCAACCAGCCCAAAGTCGCAAAGAAGTTCAACTATGGTCTGTTCGACTGGATGAACGGTCATAACACCTGCTCCTTCATTCAGCAGGGCAACCCTGGTGACTACAACTACGGCGGCTATCGTTGGAACGATTACACCCTCTGGAAGGGTGCTGAAGACTGGTCCTCCAACTCTCAGGGTCAAGCGCACATCGGCAACCCCTATGTGTGGGGCGGCATTTACTTCCCTGACGTGAGGGACGGCAAGAGCCCGCTCAAGCCCAAAGATCAGAACTTTATCGGCACGGTCGGGACCGTGGACAGCTTCGCGCCCTGCTTTGATTGCTTCGTTGCGGAGTTCTACGACCGTGGCAAATACATGACTGTCACGCAATCGTGGAACGTGCCCCAGCGTCCCAACCAAAGCATCGCTGCGAACAACACTCCTTTGCTGTTCGCTGAAATGGACTATCAGATCGGCTACAGCACCGGCCTGGGCAGCAACATGGGCTTCAACCTGAAAGCGTCGCAAACCAAGGACAAGCCTGACTACGCGAAGGCGCATATCAATTTCGGCGGTGTCATCGTGCTGAGCGGCGACAGCCCGAACCCGTCGCTGATGGGTCCGCACGACTACTTCAAACTTTCAGGTAGCGACAACGCAGGTAAGGGTCCTGGCAGCGCGTTGACCGATGATCAGCAGGCACAGGTCGCTGCGTGGAAGACGGCGAACAACGAAAAGTTCGACGACTACAACACCAAGATCGGGAACCTGATCCAACAGTGGGTGAGCGACTACGCCCTCGATGGCCAGTACACGAAGCAGTGGATACAGAGCGAGAACGTGCAGGGCTGGTGGTTGGAGCAAACCGACGCCAACGGCGAGCTTCTGGCCGTGAAGAAGAACTTCTTTGCCAATGATTACGTTTACGCGGCCGATGACCACAGCAAGAACTCCGGTTACATCCAGCAGTATTTGTTCGCGTGGAACGCGCCCTACGACGCCAACAACGGTATCCCACTGCCCCAAGCGGCGGCGCGCTATCTCTACATTTGGAACTACGGGCCAGGGCTTTTGTTCGACGCCAACGGCAATCCCGATCTTGATCCGACCAATTACAACGGGTCGTTCTTCGGCGGCAGCGGGCAGGCTTGGTTGACGTACCAGCAGTGCTTCGACCTCGCTGACATGTACGTGAAAGATCACCAGCAGAACATGTTCCTGCGCAAGCAGGATGCGTTCGATAAGATCATAGAAGACAACCCGCCCCCGAAGGCCGACCCGTTTCCTGGCGCTAACGGCGATCTACCATTCGAATACGAGCGGTTCACGGGTTGGAACTACTCTCAGTGAGGTGAGCAAATGGCCGGTCAAGCAGGTGTGGCCCCAGTATGGGGTAACGCAGACGACATGTTCTCCACCAGCAATACGCTGGTGTCGAAGGCTGAGGAATTGGTGACGTCGCTTTCCAATCAACAGTGGTTTCAGCCGCTCACGGTCAGCGCCTACTTCCCGCAGATCGCGAACCCGCCGATACCTCAGTTGCCGGGTCAGCCCACGCTTGAAACCGTGACATGGACGACGCCCAACGCGCCGGCCGCGTTCTCGGTGCTGCCGCCGAGCATCCAGGGCTTGTTCCCTGGGGCGTTCCAGGGCCTCGCGCCCACGCTCAACTTCGGCTCTCTGCCGCAGCCGTCGTACGGCTCGATCCCGACCAGCCCGAGCGTCAACCTGAACTTCAACTACCCGACGCCCTCGGTGAACCTTCCCAACCCGCCCACGCTTCTCTCGCTGGACACGGTGACGTTCAACCCGAGCGACTACGCGATCCCGAGCTTCACGGGGCAGGTCCCGACGCTCTCGATCACGCAGCCCAACATCCTCGCGTTCGTGGAGCCGCCGGCCTACGTGAGCACGCTCCTGGGCGATTTGACCGCGAGCCTGGACAGCGCGCTCACCAACGGCCAGGACACCGGCCTGGACGCTTCGACGCAGCAGGCGATGTGGGACGCCGCGCGCGAACGCGAGTATCGCCAGCAGGTGGAAACCCTGGACGCTCTGAACCGCGATCAGGAAACCTTGGGCTACGCCTTGCCCAGTGGTGTGTGGAACGACAACCGGATCAAGATCAGGACCGAGACGGCCTACACCATGGGTACGCTCTCGCGCGATATCATGGTCAAGCAGGCCGAGATGCGGCTTGAAAACGTGATGAAGTCGCGCGAGATGGCGGTCACGTTGGAGAGCCACTGGATCGAGTACGCCAACAATGTTGCGCAGCGCGTGTTCGAGACGGCCAAGTTCCAGACTGAGGCGGCCATCGAAATCTACAACGCCGACGTTAAAATCTATGAGATCAGGTTGGAGGGCTTCAAGGCCACGATCCAAGTCTACGAGGCGTTTATCGAGGGCGTCAAGGCGCGCGTCGCCGTGCTCAACGCCGAGATTGAGTTCGAGAAGACAAAGGCTGAGATCAACACAGCCTTGGTTGAGCAGTACAAGACGCAGCTAAGCGCAGCCGAGCTTACGCTGGACGTGGCCAAGGTGCAGGTCGAGATCATACAGACGCAGGCCAACGTCGAGAAGACGAAGGTTGACGTTTACTCGGCGCAGATACAGGCGTTCGTATCGACCGTGAACGCCTACACCGCCGAAGTCGAAGGGTATAAGGCCAACGCAGAGGCCCAGAGCGCCATCGAGAACGTCTACAAGACGCAGGTGGAGGCTTACGCTGCGCAGGTGAACGCCGCCGCGCAATACACCGGCGCGCTGGTTGAGCAGTACAAGGCGCAGGTGCAGGGCTACGAGGCGCAGCTTGAGGGATACAAAGCTTCGCTCCAAGCGATGGTGGAGCAGGCCCGCGCCGCGAGCGAGTACAACCAAGCCGCCACCGCCGAGTACACCGCCCAGGTACAGGCCATCGGCACCTACAACGAAGTGCTGGTGAAGACATGGGAGGCGATCCTGAACGAGCAGATGCAGATCGCCCAGGTGCAGGTGAAGGTCAGCGAGGCCAACGCGCAACTGGCGATCTCGGCCCGCCAGACCAGCATCGAGGCGATCAAGGGCGCGGCCACCGTTATGGCCCAGTTGGGCGCAGCAGCCTTGGGTGCTATACACTGGTCCAATTCGTCCCAGTGGAGCGTGTCCGAAAGCCTATCGTCTGCCACGTCCAACAGCACGTCTACGGTGGACGAGCATATCTACAGTGAGAGCGCCTAAGGAGAAACCATTATGCCCGCACCCGCTGGCTTCAGCGATCTGATCAATCGCAAGTACGACATTATGCAGCAGGAGGCTTCGGATCGGGGCGCGCTCGAACAGGCGCAGGCTCAGCAGCTTGGGGCTCTCACGCCGTCCGAGATCGCGTTGCGCGGCGCGCAGACCTACGCCACCACGCAGCAGGGCAGGTCGGTCATGCCCCTGGCCGACGCCAGTATCGCCCACACATTGCAGGGAGAAATCCCGCTCGCCCAGGCGCAGACCGGCTACTACGGCGCGCAGAGCAACCTTTCGGGCGCGGAGGCCGGCTACTACGGCGCGCAGTCGCGCCATCTCGACTGGGATAACGAGCCGGTCCACCCGTTCGTCCAGCACCAGCTTTACACGGGGCTGTCGAACAAGGGCTACGGCCTGGGTGGCTCGACGCTTCAGAACCCTGGTGGCGACCCCAACGGGATCAACATCCAGGGCACCGACGTTAGCCGGGGCACGTCGATGACCACCATGAGCCCCGTGGACGACAACAACGCAAGCGTCACCGATAGCCCTGAGGTGTTGAACGCCAAGCGGCAGCGCGCGGCGCAGGGCTACCACTTCGCCGCAGGCACACCGAGTGTCCCACCCCAAGGAGCCCACATGAAACAGCCTCAGGCCGCCCCACCGTCGCCCATGCCCCCGCCTGGGGTGCATCCCCTGGCCCATGTCGTCGCGCACGCCATGCAGGCGCTTCACGCGGCTGGCGGGGCCACTACTGTTGTGGTGCAGCCGCCCGCGCCGGCACCGGGTCAGACGGTCACCAACGGCTCGTGGAACCCCGCGGACCTCAGCGGCAACACGCCCAACCCCAACGGCCAGAACCAGTCCCTACGGCGCGGCCTGGGCATGGTGAAGGCGGCCGGCGGCGCGACGACGATCAACGCCAAGGGCGGGACGGCCAAGGTGCCCGGCAAGGGTCCGCCGAACGTGGACAGCGTGCCGGCGACGCTCGCCCCGCAGGAGGCGGTCCTGAACGCAGGCGCGGCGCAGCACATGGGCCGCGGCGCAATCGCTATGCTCAACTCCTTGGGTGCTCAGAAGATGGCCGCTCAAGGCATGCCGCCCGCAACGCCACCTAGCCCCAATGGTACGATGGGGCCTGCACGTACCCCTGGACGCGGCATGCCGCCGCCGAAGAAGGCTGCACCCAAGCCTGGGGCGAAAGGTCCGCCACAGAAAGTTGCGGCGAAGGCCGGGGCCAAGTAGGCTAGGAGAGCGTTATGGAAGGCGACATACGCAACGCCTTGACGCGCATCGAAGGAACGCTGCGCCGTCATACCCAACTGTTGGAGAATATCATGAGTGGCGAAGACGACCTGAAGCAGGCAATCATCGACAATGCCGCCGCGATGACGGCAGCGGCGAAGCAGATCGCGGCCGACGCGGCGCAGCTTGCGTCCGTGGCTCTCGGCGACGCGGACGGCGATATCGAGACGCTGGCGCAGCAGTTGAAGGCGAACACCGCCCAGTTCAACCTCGCGGTCGCCAACGCTTCCGCCCCGGCCCCCGCCCCCGCGCAGAACACCGGCGGCGCGGCGACCACCGCGCAGGCCCCCACTCCCGCCCCGGCGCAGACCACCGCGCAGGCCCCCACTCCCGCCCCGGCGCAGACCACCGCGCAGGGCACGGGCACCGCGTAAGGAGCGAACATGTCCGAGCACAAGCACACTCACGGTCGCCATCTCGAACCCACCAAGACGGGCGCTCTGCCCGGTACGGTGACCAAGGAGCAGGACGGCGGGCAAAAGGAGGCGAACACTACCTCGCCGGCTCCTGCGCCTGCGCCGGCTCCTGCGCCGGCTCCTGCGCCGCTTGACGCGCCGAACCCCGACCTGTAAGACACTCGAACGCTTGACCGGCCTCGCGGCCACTCGATAGCGTTAGGGCGGCACTTCCCCGGAGGTGCCGCCCTTCCAATTTCAGAGCTTGTCCTTGGCGAGGACGACCACGCGGTTACGCGCGAGTTGATACTTCGTGCCTTGCCCCATGTACTTACGAGCATTGGTTTTCAGTATAAGGCCACCCTTCTTCAGGTCTGCGATCATGCTCTCGTAGGGGATGCCCTTCGCGCTGCACCAGTCCTTAAGCTCATCCTGGCTGACCCACACCTCGTTAATCTCGCGCCGCACATGCACCACGACCCTGTTGCGCACCATGGGCATGGGCAGATTGCTCGGGTCGTGCTCGTCAGTCTCAACGGTGTCGTTGACGTTGGCGCTCAGGAACTCGCGGATCACGTTGTCGGGCGCGACAGCCTGCGCCTGGGAAGTCATCTGCGCCCGCAGCGCCGGGTGCTGCACGGTCAGGAACCAGTGATATAGCTCGTCAATGTCCCATTCGATGATGCCGTGGTAGGCGGCGAACGCGCCCATCACGAACACCGGCGCAGCCGCCGCGATCGTGAAGCGCTCGACGCCTTTCGCCAGTGTGTCTTGGTTGATTTGCCTCACCATTTCCTGCACGCTCTCGAACAGCAGCGGCATGCAGGGCATGGCCTTGCTCAGGATGTAGGCCCCGATCCACCCAAAGTTCGCGGACAGGTTGTGGTTGAAGGCGTCGATCTGATCCTTCGTATGCGGCGCGGCGAGATCGAACGGCAGTTGCAGGATGCGCGCTGAGCCCGCGGTGCCGGCGGCCTTGTTGTCGATACCGATGGTCTGATGCAGGTCCGAGTTGCCGGTGGACAGGAGGGGCGCGGAGCGGAACCCGGTGGGCTTCTCGCGCACCTCGCGGCCTGAAGTGAGCGTCGTGCGTAACTGGTTCTGCGACACGCTCATGACCGTGGCCCGCGCGTCGTCGGGGTCCATGTGCGTTATTTCGTCAATCATGGTGGGCAGGTTGCCCATGACCGTCATACGAAGGTCCCTGGCCATTGCCGACATGCCGCGGGCTGTGCCGTTGACGACGAACTTGTCAGGGTCGCCCCACACCGCCGCAGCCGCGCGCAGGGCCGTGCTCTTGCCGGCCGAGCTATCACCGCTCGCGTTGATGACAACGCCGTGGTGGCCGGTCGCCATGAACAGCGGCGAGGACAGTGAGGCCAGGAACATGAACTTCGACGCCGAGTAGGCCGGGTGGTTGTAGAACGACAGCGCGGCGACCTGATGCGGCAGCGTGCCGCCGGTCCCCATGCCGTCCGTGGCGATCTTGGTTGCCGGGGCCATGGTGCACTCGTGCACGTCGCCCTTGTGGTCGATGACCTTGCCGGCCAGGACGAACTCGGACAGATCGTCCTTGCCCTTCCAGCCGATATGCGGGTGCTGCACCGTCATGCCGACGTGACGCTTTAGCTCTTTGAGATACGCGCTCATGTAGCGAACCACTTCAACTGTTGCAGGGTGGTAGAGGCCGTGCGCGGCGAAGTGCACGCTCATGGCCTTCGGGTCGCTGAGCAGTTCGTTGGGCACATCGAACTGAATTGACAACGTTTGCTGCGTAACGTTGTGCTCGCGAGCCACCCAGGTTGATACTCCGTTGTTGATCTTGAGGCCGTTGATCACGCCTGAAGCGGTGGCGATCGGATACAAGTCTACGTCCTTCATGACCACCGCGGGTGCGCCCACGCCCGTGTCCTTGACCACGCCCATGCCGGCGAGCCGGCTGTAGGGGTGGGGCGGCAGGATCGTGGGAGCAGGCTGCATCGTGGAAGTCGCGGCCACGAACGCCTGCGTCAGGGGCTTCTTGTTGACGATGACGATGGGGTTCTTGTACGGGCCGCCGAAGTGCGGGCACCGGGCACAGACGTTGGGCGCGCCGTCAGCGCCGAGCTTGGCGCAGGAGGTGACCGATCCGTTCGCTTTCCACTGTGCAAGCTTATTGTCGGTTTCCTGCGCCGAGTAGTTCGGGTGCCCTGAGGACCACTGGTGCGCAACCTGTGCACCGTTGGTGCAAAACCCTAGGATGCCCAGGCCGGCGTACCAATGATGTTCCGGTATGTTTCCTTTCGTGTCACGGAATATCCTCATCTGTTCGCACTCGGCGGCCACGTCGTCCGCGTCAGTGGGCGGGAAGCCCAACAGACCCGGCGTGATGTTCGACATGTCCTTGGCCATGCCCTGCGTCGGTGTGCGCAGCCGTTGCAGGCCCGCGGTCTGAAGCGCGAGCATGCCGAACAGGGTGGTGTTCACGGAAGGGAATTTCTCGCCCGTGAACAGTATCTCCACCGTCTTGAGGTTAGCCGGGTCCTTGTGGTTGAGCGTCGCCGGCACCCGCAGCACGCTGGTAATGTCGGTCGTGCGCGAGGGGTCGTAGAGCATGCCGTGCTTGTCGAGCAGCAGCCTCAGATTGGCGGCGTGCTGCCTCCAATCCTCGGACGGCACCTCATCCTCGAACGGCCAATAGACGTGCACGCCGTTGCCCGATGAGACAACGACGGGCTCGGGTAGGTTCGTCTGGAAGATGAGCTTGGCCAGCGCGGCGAGCGCGGCGGCCTGGGTGGGATACTTCGGCTTCTCCTTCGTCCCCTTGCCCACGTCCAGATCGAGGAACAGGCACCGCGCCGCGCGCATGTTGTGCTTCTTGCGGCACGGCGTGTTGCGGTTATAGCGTTGGTTGTACTCGAATTGGTTGATGTGAGCATGAACGCCGAAGTACACGTCGAACTGATTGTAGAGCGAACGAGCGTGCGAGTAGGCGTCATCCAAGGTGACGAAGACATAATGCCGGTAGCCGGTGCGTGTAGCGTTAGGGGTGGCGACGCAGTAAAACCCCTGGTCCGGCCAGACCAGCTTGAGGAAGTCCTTACTGTTCATCGAACGCTACTCCCGCTCGCGCTCGATCACCATGCACTTGAACAGGACGAGATAGACCAAGAGATCGTCAATGCGCCCGCGGATGCCTTCAAGCCGTTCGCGCTTGATGCCCTTGTTAATGTCCGATACGTACTGAGTAACGGCGTCCCAATGTTTTGCCGCATAGACGGCCCAGACGACCTCCATGGGGAGGCCCAGGGCCTCGCCGTTGCGCCGGAAGTTGTCGAGCCTGTCGTCGCCATGAGCGTACTCGCCGCCCTTCAACGTACCAAGCTTGGCCATCTCCCTGAAAGTATCGTCGGCCACATCGGGCAGGTCGTGACGAATGATCTTGAAAGCGTTCTCTAATACGCGCGCGTACTCTTCATGACTAAATGTAGTGGTTGGCATGGTCGGGTGCCCCTAAAGTCTTGCGCCCTCGTTTGGGGCGAGGGCGCAAGATAGCTCAGTTCAGGGTTGCGTCAAAAGGACTTATTCGTCCCAGTCGTCCAGCAGGCCGCCGATGGCCGCCGGGGCGGCAACCGGAGCCTTCGCGGGGGTGGCCTTCGCGCCGCCCGCCTTGGGCTTGACCGGCGCAGCCGGAGGCTCGTCACCCTCATCTTCCTCCACCGGCGGCGGGGCGGCGGCCTTCTTGGCGGCCTTGGCCACCACCTTGTTGGCCGTCTCCTGCGCCTTCGCAGCGGCCTCCGCGCGCTTGGCGGCGGCGATCTGCTCGGCGTCGGGTTCCTCTTCCTCTTCCTCGGCCGGCGGGGCGACCGGGGGAGCCTTCGGGGCCTTGGGCTTGGCCGGCGGGGCCGGGGGAGCCTCTTCTTCGTCTTCCTCAGCCGCCGGGGCCGGGGGAGCCTTCGTGGCCTTGGGTGCCCTCGCCTGGGCCGGGATCGGGGCCGCCGGCAGTTCAGTCTCTTCCTCGTCCTCGGGGAGGGGCTTGGTGCCCGTCTTGTCCGCAACGGGGCTGAAGCTGTCGGCCAGCAGCGCCTTGGTTTCATCGCTCGCCGCGAGGGGCTTCACGATATCCCACTGCTCGTCCGTCAACCAATCCTTGCCCGGCGCGAACAGCAGCTTGGGGTAGCTGGTGGACGGGTCGAACTTGATCTTGGTGGGCAGCTTCGCGGTGTGGTGAACGTTGTTGCTCACGAGCAGGTCGATGTATTGGTCCCATGCGTACCAACCAGGGTGGCTATCGGCGCCGGACTTGTCGTAGATGCTCGTGATCTTGATCGTCAGGCGCAGGGGCGGGAACTGCCCGAGCTTCTGCATGGGGACGATTGCGAGCTTCTTGAACTGCGAGCAGGCCGTGGTGGACTTGCCGTCGTCGTTCTGGCTCGATCCCTTCTTGCTGTTCAGGCAGGCGGCGCAGGTGGTGCTCTGCTTCGTCTCGCTCGGCACGTTCTCGTGCGGGCGAACGCCGTCTTCCGACCAGCAGTCGGGGATGCGCGGGTTCTTCGGATCGTACGGACCCGTGTAGAACGAGCGCCCGCGCGCCTTGTTGTAGTCCAGCACGACGCCCGTGAAGATTTGGACGGGCTGTTCCTCGCCGTCCGCGTCCGTCTTCATGAGCTTCGTCTTCTTGCCGTCGAGCGAGATCGCCCAGACCTTGCCCTCAAAGGTCAAGGCGTTGACGCTCGCGCGGGCGATGACGTTCTTCTCGGTATCGTCCATTAGATGCGCCGGCAGGTTGGCGCTCTGTTTGAAGATTGCAGGCAGTTGGTCGGCCATGTTACTTCCTTCTGATAGTGACGCCGAGCTTGGAGTAAACAGCGACGCCGGGCGGCACCTCCCCGTCGTGCTGATCCATGTAATCCTTCACCGCGTCAGCCTTGATGCGGCGAAAGAGAAAGTCGAAACCATTGGTCTGCTTGACCCACGCATAGAACGCTGTCCAGTCGGACCCTGTAGGGACCATTGTTTCTGTGCGGTAGGCCGTCCCGTGCGGCGTCCTCAGGCTGGTGACGCCGCTCGTGTTCATTTGCCCGAGCATGAAAGCCTCAAGCTGCTCTTGGTTGTCCTTAAGCTCCTTGTCCTTCTTCTCGTACTCGGCCTTCAGCGCGTGGCGCGCATCGCGCATTTTGATGTAGGCGCTGACCATCCTCTCCCATGTGACGTCACCCATGTTTCACCTTATGGTAACCTCGGCATACAGATCGAGGATGTTCTGCTGGTTCATCCCGCGCTCGTCCAGTGTTCGATAGATCGACCACTCGATAGGGTGAGCGCCCATACGTACTATCGTCATTTTCCGTGTTTGTCCAGGCCGGTTGATGCGCTCGATCACCTGCGCGTATTCGTCGTAGCTATATATGGGCGCGTAGAAAATAAGCATGTCGGCTTCAGTCAGGTTGAGCCCGTGCGCCATGACCTTGGGGTGGCAGAGCAGGATGCGCGGGTCGGCCTTATTTTTGAAGTTGTCTATAATAGTGCGTCTCTGACCCACCGACACGTCGCCATTGAGGACGGCTACCGTGAACTTCGCCGCGGTCAGTTCCTTTTCGAGCATGTAGGTGATGCCCTTGAACGGAACAATGATGATCACCTTGGCCAGCGCCTCGTTTATCGTATCAACCAAGTCCACGAACCGCTCGGTGTGCGGCAGCGTGATGTACTTGCCCGTCGTCTTGTCGTGGATCGAGCCGCACAAAATCTGGCGCAGCTTGTTGATCTGATCGGCCGCGTGCACCGCCGTGATATCGACGCCGCTCGCCACCTCGGCCTCCATCTCGGACTGCATCTCGTTGAAGGCGCGCTTCTGCTCCTTCGACATGCCGGTGCGCTTGGGGATGATCGTCAGCGGCGGCAGGTTCAGGCAGTCCTTCTTCTTGAACCGCACGGCCGGCTGCATGGCGTCGTAGACGATCTTCTCGTAGCCCTTCTTCGGCACCGCCTTGAACTCGCTCGCCTGCACCATGGTCTGTCGCCAGAACTCGCCCTTGTGCACGGGCACGTTCTGGGGCGCGATCATGCGGCACAGCGCCCAGGCGTCGGCGGGCTCGGTCGGCGTGGGTGTTCCCGTCAGCAACCAAAAGCGCTTGCTCTGCTTCTTCAGTATCCACATGAGGTAGCGATAGATATTCGTCTTGTGGTTACGGAAGGCGCTCGCCTCGTCCAGAATGATCAGGTCGATATCCTTGCGCGCCTTCAGCGCCCTGGCCACCTCGTCCAGCGCGACGCCGTGGTGGTTGATGATGTAGAAGTCCACGTCCAGGCTCAGCGCCTTCAGCCGCTTCTCGCGCGATCCGTGGACCACGGCGCACCGGCGATGAAGGAGCGTGCCGAAGATTTCTTCCTGCCACACAGAATACATGGTGCTCAGCGGCGTGATGATGGCGACGCGCTTCACCAGCCCCACGGACATGAGGTAGTCGGCCGCCCACAGCGCCGCCGCCGTCTTGGCTGTCCCCATCTCGCTCAGGTTGAAGACGCGGGGGTGCACGCTCATCACGTCGGCCATCACGTACTGGTGGTCGAAGGGCTTGAACCGGCCCGGCCAGTTGTAGTCTGTCCAGATCGGGGACGGCGCGTCGATACCCATGTTCCTCAGGATGCGCACTGTGTCCACGTTATGGCGGACAGCAAGGTTCGCCTCCGGGGAGTTCACCAGCCGAGCGTTCGTCGCCCCCAGGGTGGCGATCACCGCGGCCGGGTCCTCCACCTTGAGGACCAGCGATTTGGTCGGCTGATGAACGAACATTGTTAGTCCTTACTGATGTTGATGCGCAGTTCGCGCCCGGTATTGTCCCGAACGGCGTGGTCGAGATCGAACATCGCGCGCGTCAGGGATTGAGCGTCAAGGTGGTGCTGCTCTTTCGCTTCCTTGAGGATGGTGCATAGGCTGTTCAAACCAGTGTTCTGCTCAGTCATGCGGAACGTTATCATCTCCAAGTGGTCGGCGATCCGCTTCGCAGAGATCGCTATCGACGCCTGCAACATATCCTCTGGGGCGTAGCTGTCCACCGCGAACTCTTCAAGGTTCCTGCGCATGATGCTCAGGGTGCGCGCCACCGCCTCGTCCACGTCGATCTCGGGTGTGCCCTGATCCATTACCATACCCTCCTGATTGCACGCGCCACCTCGGGGTAGCTGGCGGGGTGGAAGTTCGAGCGCGTGCAGGGGCCGGCGCAGCGATAGCTCACCGCCTTGTCGCCCGGCTGCATGACGGCCTGGACCATGCCCCTCCCCGCGTTGATGGGTGCCGGCAGTATCCAGATCACCTCCTTGGCCCGCAGGCCGGCGCGGAGGGCCTGGACGCATAGCCCCTGGTCGTTGATGCCCGCCGAGATCACCACGCGCCTGTAGGACCCCCTCCTGGGAAGCCAGTCGGCGATCTCGCAGGACCCTGCACCCACCCTGGCCACGGTCGGGACACCCAAGGCGTGGCCGGTCCCGAGCGCGATGCTGTCGCCCAGGGCGAGATCGCTGGCCCTGGCCTTGGGTGTCAGCGCCATGAGAAGCAGCACACAAACAATGATGATCAGTATGTAGGCGACCAGCCCCGGTAGCAGCACTCGCAGTCTCATGATCGCTTTCCCTTTACCACTTCGTCGTCGGTCAGACGCTTGATTGCGTCCAACATGGGTCCGCCGATCTCGGCCGGCGGGATTTGGCCTTGAGCGCTATACTGGATAGACTTGTCCAGCAACTCGATGAACTGCTCGAACGCACCAATGTTCGTGTCGCGCACCACGAAGGCGAAGTGGTCGGACGCTCGGATGCTATCGAGGTAGGCGCGCTGCATCGGCGTGGGGTCGTTGCGGTTCGCCTTCGTCTCGATGGCCAGGAACATCCCCTGCTTCACGGCGCAGAAGTCCGCGATGCCTGATGCCCCGTAGCCGTTGGCCGGCGTCATCCACCAAAACCAGTGGTGTGCGTCGAGTATCTTCTTCACGCCTTTCTTGACGTGGCTCTCGTTCTTCTTGATGATCGGCGCGTTCATTCCCCACCTTCAGCTAGAGTTGGTTGTTTGGTGATCACAGGCTGGCTCATCTGAACTCCCGCTTCGGTTGCCAGTGCTGGCAGGTAGTGACCGGGCACCAGCCTCGGCACAGCCCTGAGGGCCGTTCCTGCCATGTGTCCGTCTTGAACGCTTGCTTGTACTGGGCTAGGTCGCCCGCGAACATGAGCCACAGGCCCTCGATATCGTCGCGCCCCCAGACCTTCTTGGTTGTCGTCAAGTCCTTGGTCCAATAGAACTGGGCGTTGACGATTTGCACCTTGGGGAACAGCGCGAAGGTGTGCAGGGCGTAGATCGCCAACTGCGCCCACTTGTCGTGCTTCTTCCCCGTCTTGTAGTCAACCAAGGTGGCGGACTGCTCCACCCGGTCAACTAGGCGGAAGTCCGCCTTGCCGCGCCACAACCGATCCGGGTTGTCGTACCGGGTCGGTTGGAGGCGCTTGTCGAACGCCACCTTCTCTTCGCACCAAAATATCCCGTCCTTGGCGAGTAGCTGGTCGAGCTTAGCCTGATGCGGCTTCAGGTCGGGGCGCAGCGGCTTTGCGCCGCCGGCCTCGATGTACTCCTGAAAGAGTTGGTGAACGTCGTCGCCGTAAGCCGCCTGAGGCGACTGCACCTCCGTCACGTCCTTGAGGACATACTTGTGGTGGAACTGGCTCGGGCAGTTCTTGAACGTGTCGAGCGATGAGAACGTGAACGGAAGCGGTTGCATGGTTCTTACTTACCTCCCGCCACGGGCGAGCCGTCGATAGACTCGCAGCCGTTCCCCTATGGCCCTGCGCTCCACGTCTATCCAGTGGGCGCGGTTACGCCAATGGTTGAGCAGTTCGAGCAGCGCCATGTAGACGCTGCTCAACGGCTCGGGTGCTTGCATGAGTTGGTGGGGCACATGCTCCCCGTCAGGCGCAGACATGGGTTCTCCTTAGATGGTGACGTGCAGGGTGTTGATGATGTTGCAGAGCCACTTCGCTTGCTGACGGGCGTCAACCAAGGCGTTGTGGATGTGGCCCTCGTGCGGGGGCGCGAGGTTGCGCGCGCCGCCCAGGTTCTTCATGGTGCGGAAGCAGCGGTCGCCGAAGTGCTTCCACGGCGCATCCATGTTCATTCGCGTGTAGGCGTTGCGCAGGATTTCGTTGTCGAACGCCGGCCCATTGCCCCACATCGCGACCTGGGTGGAGGGCTCGAACGTCTCGCGCTTCGCCGGGTCCTTCGGGAAGTCGAGATCGTCGTGGGCGGTCGGGTCCTGGCTCAGATCGAACAGGCCCCCGATCCACAGGCTGAAGCCCTGAAGGGCGTCCGCCGGTTCAAAGTGGGCGACGCTCAGGAAGTCGTCCCACGCCGGCCGGCGGGCCGGGTCGAGCCACCAGCAGATCGTGGACATGTCGGTCATGAAGCCCGCCTTGCCCGAAGCGATGGGGTCGATGGTGACGTAGAACGAACTCTTGATCGCCGCGTCGCCCACCTTGGTTGGGTCGAAGTAGACCGCACCAATGCTGAGGATCATGGAGAACGGGTTCGTTCCAAACGTCTCTAAGTCTACCATAATGTTTTTCATGGTTTATCCTTCACGGCGCTAAGCCCCGCGATGCCGACTTGGGCGAGCCAAGCCTTCACCCGCTCGGGGTCCTTCAGATGCAGGCCCAGGAGGAACCCAAGGCCCACGATCACCTCACCCTCGGTCAAGTTCTTCTTGTCCGTGGTTCGGTAATTGGCGAGGTAACGGTCGAGATCGTTGGCGAGTTTGTTTGATACCGCGTCAGAACGGGATATCGGGATCGAGCCCTCGTTCGTCCTCTCCTTCCCAGTCAATGTCTGCGAAGGGGCTGTCGAGATCGGTGGACTTGGCTTCGCCGGGACTGCCGAGCCACCCGCGGATAAGGTTGTAGAAGTTGTCGGCTTGAATGACATAGTTCGCACACTCCAACTCTGTCTCGAACGCCCTGGTGTAGACCTTCAGGCCGCTAACCGTGGGGTTCATGATGACGGCGCAATAGCCAGTGCCATCGTTCTTGGCGAACACCGTGCAGTTAGCCCCGTTGATGGTGGTCCACATGTTGCCCTTGGCCGAGCGCTTCCACTCGCCCACGCGCAGCGGCGGTCGGTCAACTACTGTTCCGCTGAGTTCTCCCCGCACCTTGCGCACCTCAGCCTCGTTGATGCGCGCGTCCCAGTCCACCTCGTTCGTAAGGTAGGCGAGTTCGACGGGCGACACGACGTAGCGCTGGCCGCTGGTGGCTTGGGTGATCACGAACCCGTACAGCGTGCTGTCGGGTCCAGGCATGGAGAAACATTGCTCTGGGCAAGCCAGGGACGTGTCCCAACCAAGGGCGCGCGCCATGTTGCGGGCTACCTTCAGATCGTTGTCCAGTTGGAACAATGTTTCTGTCTCGTCCCCGCACACCTCGTGCTGCCGAAGCAGCCACTTGCGCAGAGCGGAGAATGGCTTGAGCAGCCGCAGGCTGTCGTCAGCCTTGCCCAGTCGGTACGCCCACATGGCTCTTATCCTTGGTCGGGTGCCCCGCCGCCATCGGCGGGGCCTAGATCGGTTCGATTACAGGATCGCGGTAAATGGAAGCGCTTGTCGATGGCGACGGCCTCCCACCCTGCCCCTACCGATTAGGAAAGCTTGGTGCCCGGCGGCGGTCCCTCCGTACCCGGCGACCCCGGCACGACCACCACGTCCGTCACAACAATGTTGGTGACGTTGTTCTGGATAGAACTGTGCAGCGCGTTGATCGCGTACTTGAGCGTGAACACGTCGAGCGGTTGTGCGGGCGGCGTCTCGAACTTGCCCTTCTTCTCGACGTACATCAGCAGGACGCGGAGCAGTTCGCAGGCGTCCATGGAGCCTGCGGTGTAGGCCATCTGCTGCGCCGAGTACATAAGCTCGGTCATGTTGGCGAGCATAAGGTCAGAACGTTTGCGTAGGGTCGGCCCGTCAAGCGGTCCACCGTGGTCGGGTTGGTTGCTCATCACTTCGCTTTCGTGTGGTGGTCTACCTTGTCCTTCATCGAGCCGTCCGCATTGCGGGCGTAGCTCCTATTGTCGTGCACAGTCTCGGCGCGGGCGTTCGCCAGTGTGTTCGGGCCTTTCCCAGAGAGCGCCACCTTGTGCGCCAAGTCCTGGCCCTTCTTCACCATGCCCCGCTTCAGCGCCGCTCGCCTCAGACGGTCGCGCTCCGCGCTGCCCGAGTTGTGCCCGGTGCCGTCTTCGCCGCGGCTTTTGGCCGTCTTGTACTCTTGCTTGTAATTCCTCACATAGCCAGGACTGCTCGGCATTGTATCTCTCCGCTGCGCGATTGTAGACCTTGCACGCTCGTCTTTCGGTGACGCCGATCTCAGCGCCTATCATCTCGAACGACCACCGCATACTCTCACGCAACACCAGCACCAACAACCAACGCAGCCTAGCCCGTGCGCTGGTTGGTCGCTTGCCGCTCACTCGGCCTCGGCTTCAGCCGCGACCAGGGCTTCCGCGGCGGCGCGCGCCTCGTCCTCGTCCTCGCCCTTGACGCGGATGTAGCCCTGTAGCTTGAACTTTTCCTTGTCGTAGGTGTCGGTGAACGTGGCCATCGAGTTCTTCAGCGTGATCTCGCCGTTCTCGACTTTGACCACCTCGTACATCCGGCCGCTGCTGGTGTGGTAGAGGAACGCTTTCATCTGATACTCCTTGGTCAGGGTTTGAACTCTTTCAGGCCGCCCCATGTCTTGCCCATCTTACAATCCCAAGGCAGGGGAATAGGCGGTATGAAGCTCCATGTTTGTGCGTAGGGAAGGTTATCGAGTTCCTTCTTGATGTGCTTGGCGGCGCTCTTTGCCAGTCGGTCGGGCACCAATAGATAGATGCCGTCGTGCAAGTCAAGAAAAAAGCGAGCACCAATGGTGTGTATATAGTCACGCATCATCATCATGGCGAGGTACTTCTGATCCGCGCCCGTGCCTTGGATGCGGTAGTTGATCGCAGTAGAACCCATGCTCCAACCGTTCTTGCCGTTCCAATCTCCTTTCACTTGAACTCGCCGGCCGGCGAACGTCTCAACCCACTGACGCCGCATCGTGAGCGCGATCTGGCGATCCCAATACTCAGGCACGCGCCAATAGGTGGTGCGGTAGAGGTCGTGGATGAAGTAGGCGTCCGTCATGGTCATGGGCACGTCGTAGTCCACGCGCGCCACCACCCGCAGCTTCTTCGCGCTCGTGCGATACTGAAGGGAATTGTGAACGATCCTACCATTGATGGCATAGCGCGTTCGCGGGCCACAGTTTACGATATCGTAGGTTTCGACTTGCGCCGATTTGCGAGGTTCACTTTGCGCGTAACCAAGCGCAAGTTTCCAGGCTCGTAATGACCCTCGTTGTCTCGCCGGTCGATGTCGAGTTTGAGGTACGTGGGATGCGGCAGAGTTTGTTTGATGTATGCCACGGCTTCCGCCACTGATGAGAACCGACACTCGATCCCACGCGCCCCATAGTTTCGCCATGAGCGATCCTTCGGGTTCCAACATCGTTGAAACCATGCGTTGGCTCGCTTCTGCAAGCGTCGCGTCGCCGCGTCGGTCACGATCAGGTCGCCACTCCGCTGATGTCGCGAGCGCGTAGCGCAGCCCTTGCACATGGTTGATCGTCCGGTCTCCATGAACCGCAGGTTGGCTTCTCGCTCGATCCCACAAGCGCAGCGCGCCCGCACGTAGATCGCGCCATGCTTCGCGAACGGCTCGCCGGGCAATACCGCCCACGATCCGTAGCGCGTGCCTGGGGGCGCACGCTCGATCAATGGCCCAGCCCATACGCTGTGTTTCGTCATGCGCCGTCCACGCTCCGCTCACGAGAACCTGATGACTTGGCGTCGCCATCACACCATCATTGTCAATCGTCCAGCGTTCACCACTGAACGACACGCCGTCATGGGCGACGAACGCCTCGCCGTCCCACACCAGATCATCAGACTTGACCAGTTCGATACTGCAAGGTCCGCGATCTGTCAACACGATCTCGCCCTTGGCGATGCAGAGGTTGGCGATCTTGCCCATCTGACGCCCGTCCTTGATGTGCTGCTCCTTCAGCGCCAGTCGCCGCAAAAACTCCTTGTAGTCCATGCGCGCGATCTTCGCGCCCATGAAGCTGTGCGCATCCTCCCCAGGCTGGCACAACTGCAACATGGTTAGGTCGTTCGCCGCCATGGCCATCCAACGGAACTCTTGGCCGGCGGCGTCGAACTCAACAATGGTGTAGCCTTTGGGTGCAATCACCTGGGCGCGGAAGTCCAAGGGCTGCTTCTCGGACATGCGCGGCATTTGGTGCAGGGCGAAGCCGGTCGGCCGCTCGGCCACGCCCTTGCCCTGCTTGGACGAGTAGGTCATGCGCCCGCTGTAGGTGCCGAACACGCGGGCGTTGGGGTGCGACATGCCGTCGCCGCAATACTGCACGCTCCTGATTGGAGTGATCGCAAACTTGGTGTCGTTGTTCAGCGCCTCGCGGTAGGCGCGTAGCTCCTTCGCCCGCACGTCGATGAACGCCAACTCGTGCAGCACCGTCTTGTCGGTCGAGCGGGACACGGTGCCCGTCTTGGCGCTTGTCGTTTCCTTCAGGACCGGCAGCTTCCACACATCGTACATGAGCACCTGAAGCTGCTTGGGCGAACGCACCACCGCTTCTGTCACGCCGTGGGGAGCAAGGAGCGCAAGTTTCTTCGCCGCCACATCCCGATTGACCTTGCTCAACCACTGCGCGTAGGTCGTGTCGAGCAGCATCCCTGCCACGTTCGCCTTCGCAACCATGGCGAGGCACTGGGCCTCGATCCACATGGCCTGACGCTGGCGCGCCTTAAGTTGTTCGTAGAGCTTCTTCGTGATGCGCAGCGTGAACAGGCAGTCTTGGATGTTGTAGGTGTGCAGCTTCACGCGGTCGGCGGGATCGGTCGAGTGGAAGTCGATCTGATCCTCGTAGCCGGCGTACTGAGGCAGGTGCTCGCGCACCGCTGTCTTCAGGCTGTAGGACTTCTTCGACACCCGCGTGGTTTCGTACTCGGGCTCTATCTCAAGGTGACGCCACACCAGCATGCCGTCAACGAACCGGCACTGGTGGACGTGGTTGTCCAGACCAAGGGCCAGTAACCACTGGATATCAAACTGGACGTTCCAACCAACCAAGGTGCGCCCACTCTCGATAGCCCACGCCAGGAAGCAGGCGATGTAGAGCGGGTCTGGGTCAATGGTTCCTCCACGCTTCGTCTCGCCGTTCTCCCGGTAGACCCAGGCGAGCGACGTGATCCATGCCTCGCCCGTCCTCAGCCGCCACGGTTGAAGCCCGTACTCGGGCAGCTTGCCCGACGTTTCAAAGTCGAAGGCGATGTACTGCTCGTCATCCCAGTCGCTCATGTCTTCACCCCGATCCCCATGAAGTGCTCTAGCATCCCGGCGCAGCCAGGGCACAGGTCGTAGGTAGTGTCAGACCCCAACGGGTTGGACGGGCAAGGCCGCTGCTCGATCTGAAGGCGTCGCCACGCTGACGCATCGCCTCCCTTCTGCTCGTCCTGACATTTGTCGCAGGTGTAAGTGACCACCTCGAACTTGCGCACGGTCACCGCCATTTACGCCGTCCTGAACACAGCGACGCCCCGCGTAGCGCCCTTCGCTTCTGGGTCGCAGTTGACCCACTCGTTGGCCTTCTTGTCCCACGCCATGAAGCACTGACGGGTCATGAACGTGAAGCCTAGGCGCTTGCCTGTAGCGCTGGCCAAGGACATGACGGTGTTGGGCTTGGGTGTCGGTCCCGGCACGAAAAACATTGTGCCCGGCACCATCTCGTGGAAGGGGTATTTCCGGGTCCGAGCCGGTGGCATGGGCTCGGGCATGTTAACGGTTTGCACGGGGAAGTTCATATGTTGTCTCCTACGAGATCAACACTACTTCCCCGTGTCCCCTAAGTCAACTACGTGAGCACCCATGGTGCTTACTTGGACCGTGCGTCGCTGATCTTGCGGTCGATCTGCTCAACTCTCTTGCGCACGATCTCGAACATGTGAGCGCTCCCCTCGCGCACTCCCTCATCGTAAGCGTCTTTTTGGACGCGCTCGATCAGGCTTTCCAGCCGCTCAAGGGGTGGGTGAAAGTCGGCGATGTAATCGCGTGGGGACTTCATGGCGCGTGTCTCCCAGTCTAGCCGGTCCCCTCCATAATCGCCGGCACAGGCCGCTTTGGTTGATACTGGTACTTCCCTGTGTAGCCCTGGGCTACAGGCTTATCCAACCTGTTGAATACTATCTGGCAGATCGGGTCGCCTGCCCTAATAACTATCGTTTCCGACGAAAGGTTCACGAGTTCGAGGGTGCCGTTTCCTATAAACCCCGGATCGAAGAAGGTGTTGAAGCACGAAAGCCCCATGCGTGCATAGGTGCTCTTATCACAAATCTGCCCTGACACATCCAAGGGCATGGCGAAGTTCTCAATGGTGTGCGCCAGGGCGAACGGAGGCGGGCTGTCCTCCATGGCCATCGACAGCCCCGGCAGCATCATGTCGAGGTCGTCCGGTTCCTCCATGATGATGGTCATGGCCGTCTCGCCGTTGCGCGAGCGCTCGGCGCGCCGCTCACGCACCGCCTTGACCGCGAACAGGGCGCGCCGGATGCCCGCCTGTAGGCGATAGCCGGGGTGCGGTCCCAGGGTCAGGTCGTGGGCGATCCTGAGGTCGTAGGACGCCACGCTGAGGCCGGCGGACTTGCCGTTGACGATGTACTTGCTCTCAAGGAACGGCGTGATCATCGGCAGCGGGTAGCCCGTCCTCGGATCGCGCAGCCGGTCACGATCCTTGAGCCCGTCCGCTACGCCTGGGTGACATAAGTGCCAGATGCTATCGTCGCTAAGTTGCATACTTGGTACTCCGTGTATCAAAACTACTGTTTTGTTGTGGAGGGTACGGGGTAGCCCCGTACCCAAGGTTACGTCAAGTCGGGTCAGCGGAAGGCGTTCATGAACCCTTCCATGTCTTCCATGATCTTGGCCGCGTCTTGGTTGGCCGCCTTGCGGACGGACAGGTCCTTCTTCAGGTCCTTCGGGTCGTAGGTGCACAGCGTGCTGCGCAGCTTGGTCGCCATCTCCTTCAGCTTGGGATCGTTGGTCAGGTTGAGCGCCGGCAGCAGGTCAACCAACTCCACCATGTTCGTCACGGTGGTGGCATGGAAGCGCTCAATGTCGGGGCCGGTGCGGGCGGCGAAGTGCTGCACCGCTTTCTCGACGCGCTCCCACACATCCACCATGGCGTCGTGCACGCGCTGCTCGGTCGCCGCCCTGATCTTGTCCTGTATGTCTGTGACGGTGGCCTCGTCCAGCTTGACGCGGAAGTCATCCGCGCCGGCGATGGGCGCAATGTCCAGCGTCAGCTTGAAGCGGTCCCGCAGTTCGTTGACGCCGGGGTAGTCGCTCTCCACGAACGCATCGACCAGTCGGAAGCTGGCCTTCGCCACCTCAGCCGGATACTTGACGCGGACGAAGTGATCGACAGCGGCCCACCAGTTCTGCTCCTTGATGTGGAACTCTTCCACGAACGCCTGATAGCGCTGGCGCAGCAGAGCGCGGTAGCCCTTGTCGTACCACGGCAGCGTGTTCGTCTTCACGAAGTCACGCACCTCGGACGACATGGCCTGCACCTCCTTGAAGGCGTCGCTGTCGATGAGCAGCTTGTTGACGCGCAGCCCCTTCTCGTCGTTGACGTGGTTGTCAGCGATGGTCTTGCGGGTGATGCGCTTGTCCAGCTTGCGCCCCTCCCACACAGAGATCGAGACGTTGACGAGCATCATGCGCGAGGCGAGATCAACCTGCATAACTCTACTCCTTGGTCGGTTGATACAACACGTATCAGATAGTGAGGGCTATGAACGCAACGGCTTGGTCGGCCGTCGCGAATGTTTCTTGGATGAACCACGGCGTAACATACGGAAACCTTTCTGTCATCTCCGTGGCCCATAAGTCAATGCCCCGAACAACCGGATCACCATGCTCGCGCACCACCAACCAACGCACGTACTCATGATCGAAGTAGTCGTTGATGGTTTTGAACGTGCGGTGGACGATGACGTTGGTCGCCACCGCTTTCCCGTCCGGGTCGATGTTGGCAAGCACGTCGTACGCTTTCATCTTTTCAGGCATGCGTCCTCAGTTGCAGGCGAAGCGCCCAGTCGGGACACTTCTGATTGGTCGTGCTCGCCACGATCAGCGGGTAGGGTGTCTCCTGTGAAGGCCACGGCGTCTCGCAGTCCGTGATCAGGATCACAACGTCGGGGTGGAACTTCTCCACATACCTGAGAGGCAGGCGCATGTCTGTGCCCCCGCCGCCCTTGGGTTCGAGCACCACCTGTTCGTCCGGCTCGAACACCTGCTCATGCGAGCACTCGGCGTAGTCGGCCCAGACCACGCGCGTCCGCTCGGGCTTCACGTACTCGCGGCAGTGATTGATCTCCACCGCGATCTGCGCAAAGATTTTGTCCACCATCATCGAGCCCGATGTGTCGCCGATGATGACCAACTCTCCCATGCCCACATCGAACGACGTGGGTAGGATAGGAGTGAAGCGCCGGTTGCGGCGCGACCACGTTTCATTCTGCTGCACCATGCGCGTCATGAACTCGCGCAGCACAATCTCCCAGGGCTGCGGAGGATTGAGCACGCCGTCAACCAAGAGCGCGATGTTCGCCGGCAGCTTGCCCGCGGCGCGCGCCATGGTCGCAGCCTGCGCCACCTTGCCGTCGATGCCCGCGCTGATCTGACGCGCCTCAGCCTCGGTCGGCTCGTTGCCGTCCCGCTCGCCGGGCGTCATCACGTCCGCGCCCATCTCGCCCAGGTCGGTAACGTCGTCGTCGTCATCGGGGCGGTCGCCCGGCTGACCCGGCTGAACCTTCGTGCCCGGCGGGGGCTTGCCCTTGCCCTTGCCGCCGCCCTGCTCCTTCTCCTGCGTAAGGATATCGTATATCTGCTCGGCCGTCATGCCGCCGTACTTCGCCTTGTCGATCAGCCCGCTGTCCGGCATGGACAGTCCGCTGTCCACCAACTCTTGGTTGATCGCGTAGTCGCACGCTTTGTTCCAACGGATCGGCTTGCGTGAGCCGCGGCGCAGCCCGTGCTTCAGGATGATGTGCATGATCTCATGCACCAGCACGAACATCGCGTGGTCCACGCCCAAGTCGTCAATGAACTTGGGATTGTACCACACCTTCACCATGTCGGTGCAGGCCGTGGGTATCTTCTCGTCCGGTATCCACTCAGTGGACAGGACGACGCTCGCGAAGAACGGCTGACGGATCAGCAGTTGCGAGCGCGCCTTGTCGTAGGTGTCTAGCTTGATTGCTGCGGTGCTCATTTCACTACCCTTCTCATGGCGGCCTTCAGACCCTCTTTGTCCACACCCAACGTGATACGACGCGGTTCGATCCTGCCCGCCCGCTCTAGGCGGGTGATGCTTTGCGTCACGTCCGTGTCACCCATGGTGAAGTATTCAACCAAGATGCCGGACGGCGTGTCCTTATACCGGCGACACACGCCGCCTAGTTGGCAGGCAGCGAGCACCGTCCAGTCGTAGTCGCTAAGTCGAACTCCCATCGGGGCGCACCATCCTCTCGACCACGCATATGCGGATCATCTCCGCAAGCGACACCAGCTTGAAGCCGGCCTTCGCCACGAGCCAGTTCATTTGCTCGGTGGTGAAAGCCACAGTGCACTGGTGCGTGCCGTTGCGCAACTTGCCCTTGCCCGCTCCCGTCTTGCGGACGTACGAGCCGGCCATGGTGAAGCCGGGCAGTTTCGTTTGCTGGATCGTCGCCAGCTTTGGCTGGATCATGTTGGTGCGGGCGTCCTCGATCTTATGCTCGGGGATCGACTTGACAGGCTTGGCTCGGTCCAAAGCGTCCTTCGGCGACATGCCGTGCTTGCCGTAGAACGCCGCGTCGAACTCCTTGCCCTCCTTGGCATGTAGAGGCTTAGCCTTCACCTTGGCTTTGGCCTTCGCCTTCTTTGCTGGCGCTTTCCCTTTCGGTGCGGGCGGGGGCGCACCACGCTTCGCTGCACTCTCACGCCGACGCTTCTCGTTGTAAGCGTCCTGCTGCTCTCGTGTCCTGGGTGCCACAACATATTCCTTTCCTTTGGTTGATACGGCGCGTATCACCATGGGTGTGTTAGATCAACTAACAAAGTAACCACCGTAGATCAGTAGCGCTGACCACACGATGGCGTCGCCCAAGCGCGACCACCCGTAGTAGTTGCGCACGGGCTGACTGCGGAGCCTGAGGCCGGTGGCGGCCTCAAGCGCGAGTAGCACGATGGCTACCCATTGATACCAGTGCATGGACACCTCCAATTACATGTTGAAGATCGAGCGATACCGCTTGGTGAAGTCCATGAACTCGGGCGTGTTGTAGAGCCGCTGGTCGCGCTTCTGCGCCAACTGCCACGCCAGCACGATGAACTCAGGCGGCAGGCGCTTGAGGTACTGATAGAGCGGCGCGAGCAGCTTGCCCGACATTGCTCCCGAGATAGATACAGCAGTCGCATATCGCATGCTCGCCTCGGTCGGCACCGGCGTGCCCTCGGGGTCGGCAGCGATCTGCTTGGGCGGGATCACCTTCTGCCAGATATCAATGAAGGCGCGCAACTCGGTCGCCGGTCCCTGACCAATCGAGCCGGCGCACGCCGCCCACTTGATCTCTTCGGGCATGTCGTCAACCAAGTACGCAGCCGCCTTCTCCCAAGTGCGCAGCGTCGCGACCACCTTCTCGGCCTTGGCCGGGTCGTAGGTCATGAGTAGGTTGGGCTTGAAGTGGATGAACGCGATGACCACCGGCGTGATGCCGACGCTCTGCGCCCAGTCGGCCCACGACTTGTGGTTGACGACCTGCTGCACCCAGGTCAGGCGATTGCACAGCGGCATGGGCATGCGGTTGACGACGCCCTTGTCGCTTTCGAGGTTGCCCGCGCAGACCACGCGAACGTTGGGCTTCAGCACATGCTCGCCGACGCGGCGCTCGTTGACCAACTGGTAGGCCACGCTGAAGACAGGCGGCGTCGCCGACGTGATCTCATCGAGGAACAGGATGATGATCTTGTCGTCGGGGAAGTCGTCGTTGCCGACGAAGGGAAGCGTGCTCGGCGCATGCCACACCGTCATGCCCGTCGCCTTGTTGACGCCGGGGAAGCCGCGGAGATCGACGCTCTCGTATTGAGCGAGGCGAACGTCGCAGAGTATCGTCCCGGTGAACTTGGTGTAGAGCGTGTCGCCGTCGTCTGATACGGTCGGTATCAAAGACTGGTTGCGGTCGCCCAGGAGCGCGTCGAGCGCTTCAGGGTTGTCAAGGTCGCTCGCGACTTTGTTGGTGACGGCGCTCTTGGCCGAACCGAACGTGCCGACAACCATGACAGGCTGATCGAGCTTAATCGCGACATGCTTAATGAACTCGGCTACGCCGACGCTATCGAGAGTTTGCATAGTTCCTATCCTTGGTCAGTACCCATATACAATAGCACATAAACCATGGTGTGTCAACACCAATGGTCATAGTTTCCCTAAGGCGACACCATGTTGGGGTCCATTCGGGACGCAACAATGGTTGCCCAGGCTCGGACGTGAAGGTCATGACCCTCACGGTAGAACAGGTCAAAGCGCTTGAGCACCCGCCGTTCGAGCGCGCTGAACGGTGGGTGCCTTGTTGAGATGACCGCGTGCCAGCAACGCTGTTCCGGGTTCCATTGCCACGCGAGCGACCAACCATGTCGTCGTATGGCGTGCTTGTTGTCGTGTGCGCTCCACAGTGGTCCCCATGTGCCTCCTATCATCTGCCTACCTTGAAGCGTAGCCTGTGCCCCATGCTCAGTACGATGTAGAACCTCCATGCGCTCTCCCATAGTTCAAGGTCGCCCACGCCTCTGCGTTCAAACACCTCTAGGTGGGACTGCAACCACTTGACTACTGTTTCGCCGGGTGCGTTGAAGTCAGTCCAACCCATGGCGTAGTTCACGCCCGTGGCCGTGAAGACGCGCCATGGCGTGATCTCGAACCCCATTACATGGGCGCGACGCCGCAGCTTCAGGGGCCACAGCGCCTTGTCCTCGTCTGTCTCGAAGAAGGCGAACGATCCAAGAGGCTCGCCTTCTTCGTCCTTGAACAGAAACGGCGTACTCATGTTGCCTCGTCTTCGCCGCCCATGATGACGCGCACCACGTCAACGTACATGTCCTCAACGAGATCGGTGATTATCTCTTCGTGGTATCCATGCTCGTTGGTGCTCTCGATACCCCACAGCGAACGCTCCACGCCGCTCTCGATATCGGTGACGACGATGCCGCACCAGTGCCAGTTGTCGTGGCACCAGTCCCATAGCCATTCGTAGTTGTTCTTGACGGCGCGCTCGCGCACCTGCTTGGCGGTCGGCACGCGGCGCAGTTCGCACATGAGGGCGGTGTATCCGTCGATGCCCAGGCCCCAACTCTCCTTGCGCGCCTGCTTGATCGCGGCCTCCCAATCGTAGAAGCGACGGGACGCGCCGTCTCTCGATAGCTCACGCTCGCCGGGCTTCTTGCTGTCCTTGGGTCGCCACTCGCTCACGGGGCCGTTCCCGTCGCACTTTTTCCATGGCTTGCCCGAGTGCTGGTCGTACTCCCACTCGATTTTGACATGACGCCCGCAGACGACACGCTGCTCTGTCTGATAGGCATTACTCATTGGTCGGGTACTCGCTCTCTTGTTTGATACGCTTCGTATCAGCAGGGGTCACCCCATGTTGTGATCTGGTTAGCCCTGCGCAGCTTGCCGCGCAGGTCTATGTAGCAGTACAGCAACCAAGCCTTCTCATAGAGAGGCACGCCCTTGGCTGCTTCTTCAGCGATGAAGTCCACGAGGCTATCGGTCCAAGTCTTGCCCATGACCATGGGGTCAATCCAGTAGAACGAATAGCTGCCGAAGCTGAGGCTGTCGTCAATGGCGATGCCGCCGAAGTTGCGTGCCTCGCCATGGCCGACGAAGCCCACCGTCTCGACAACCCACCCATGCGCTTTGGCTCTCTCTTGGTCCCTATTGTCCCATAGGTAGTTGGGTACGGCTTCGGTCATGATGTTCACCCCGCAAGACCATGGTACTTACTTACGGCGCGATAGTATCGCGACGCATCGTTCTCGTGGATGTGATCGAACTCGTGCACGGCCAGCGCTCCACTGGCGAAGTGTATCGCAGTTCTGGCCATGTCGCACGCGGCCTTGATCAGGTTGTCCCCACGCTTGCCGTCCACCATGAGCGTGCGCACCACCTCGTGCCAACGGTCGGGGTTCTTGAGCGCCGACGCGACACGCGTGAGGCCGGTCGAACTGCGGTCGCGCATCATGGCCATGGGCGTGGTCATGTCGGCCAGGGACCGCGGCGCTTGCAGACAGTCCATGTGAACTGTTGCTCGCGTCCAGTGACGAAAGTTCTGAAACTCCCATTCCTTCAGCGCAGCCCGCCCGTGGGCGGCGTCCAGCCGGGGCCACTTCCATGGCCGGGAGGGCTCGGTCACGGCGTAGACCCCGTTTCCGTCCAGTTCCAGGGCCAGAAGCCCGTCGAGCCGGTAGAGCCGGGAGTAGACCCTGAGCGTATTGCCCAGGTAACTTTTGTAGTTAGCGTAAACGCCGCCCGGCAACGTGTGGTTCGCGAAGTCGGCGTCGCCCGCGGTGTAGCCCTCGCTGACGCAGATGCGGCCCGTGGCGTAGTAGCGGACAAGCTCGCGCCCGAAGCCCATGAAGTAGGTCGGCGGGCCGCCGTTGTCGGTGTAATAGTCGATGAACTTGGTGGTGTCCTTCAGCTTCAGGTAGCGCCGGGTCAGATTGCCCCGCGCCACGCGCGCCCTCTCCCACGCCCTCTTGGCGTCGTCGTACGAACCCACAGAGGGTAGTCCGTAAGTGCTGATACCTGCTCTCCAACCCATGACACTACTCCTTACACTTGGTCTTCAGTACGGGGGATTTTGATACCCAATGTATCACGCAGCTTCCGTCTTCATCGCATGTTGCCCACGATCACAGCCTGCACGGCAATCGCGTACAAACTACTGTTTTGATCCTTCTCGTGTTCGAGCAGGTAGAGCCGCGCGGCTTCGTTGTCTGCGAACCTGGCGGGGTCCAGCGTGACCACCTGCCACATGCCCTTGACATGCGACAGGCCCCACCCCTGGCCTTGGGCCACCATCGAATGGTACTGCGACCACTCGCCCTCAATGATCCATTGTTGTTTCATGGCGTCCACCAACCTTTCCCAGGTGCTGTACTCGTCCATGGAGACAAGCGTAGCCTCCATGCCCTTGATGATCTTGCGCAGCGCGCGTTGGTTGTCTCGATCATCGCTCATAGGTGGTGATCGCATAGACGCCCCGCGCTGTGCGGTCCACGCCCAGATACTCCTTGCCCCTGAGGCAGTGGTAGTAAGCATCGCGCGAGCCGTCGCGGCTCGCATGAAACTTGCCGGTGGGGATCATGAAGCCGAGAGGACGCGGTGGCACGCTCGGCTCGGTCAGCGTGTCTTCGGCGTAGGCGCGCACGCGATGCTTGTCCTCGTTGCCGAACACCAACCAATGGCTTGGCTGCTCGATCACGACGCCCCGCAGAGCGAAGAAGCGCAGCTTGCACGGGCGCACCACAGGCGCGTGGTAGCACATGCTCGCCATCATCTCGTAGAGCGTGAGGCGTATCTGTTCGTGCTTGGCGATCAAGTCCTGCTGCGCTTTGAACACCTGGGCCAGGAAGGCAGGCGTGAGCTTGGACGGGTCGAAGTTGTCTTTGGTACGCATGGTATCAAACTCCCATTAGGATACGCTGGTAGAGTTCCTTCTGCTCGCGCCCGTCGTAGAGGTCGAGCGCGTGCATGCTGTCGCCCGCACTGAGCGTGCGGGCCACGTCCTTGAAGCGCTCGACGGGGCTGAGGTACGAGCGGCGCACGTAAGCGTGGGCGCGCTCGTGCTGGATGACGAACCCTCGCGTTGGGAGATCGAGTTCGTAGAAGCCCGGCAGCGGTCGGCCGTGGCTGTCAACGATGCCCCTGCTCATGGCTTGTCCTCCAAGACGATGTAGGTGACGCCCGAGATCACGAGCCAGACCACCACCCAAGCGAGCAGGTGGTTGCCGCCGTGCGTGCCGCCGACGAAGAACAGGGATATGAGGAACCCGATTATGAGAGACTTGATCATGACCGTTGCATCCTGTTGGTGAGCTGTTCGTAGGTGACAGCGCTAGGCACGCGATTGGCGGCGGCGCTTTGGGCAGGCGGTTTGAGAGGGAGCGAGTAGGCCATGGTTCTCTCCTATACGAGCGCCCACGAATACTTCTCGTGGAGGTGGCGCTGGCGGTCGAACTGGTCTGCATCGTACCACTCCACCTCGCGCACGGGAACAGCCTTGAACTCGCGGTAGATGTGCTCGCGTATCTCGCGCTTGATCCTGTCGGCGCGAGCCAGCACGCTCCTTGGGTTCTCGTTGTCTATCCAACCGTGGAAGTTCTTCAGGTGCTCCCACTTTGATACGTCCTGTAGCAAACCGAGCACACCATGGGTTGCGATCTCGTCGTCGGCGCGCTCGATTATGTCGCGTGGCGAACCATTGTTGTAGGACACGGGCAACTGATCGAACGACATGACCGCGTTCAACCAAGCCACGAAGTCTTTGTAGCGGGTTTTGTTGAGCGCGTTCTGAAGCGCGGGCGAGGAGTAGTCAATAAACGTGAGTTTGTAGGTGTGATCCACGGGCAACCATTCGTTGCGCGCCGCGAACGTGATGGTTTTGTCGAAGCCATAGACGCGCCCCTTCACGACGGCGAAGTAGTCGTCGTCGTAGTGCATATTGAAGTCGATCCCGAGAGGCGTGAGGTTTTCGGCCATGAGCGCGGTCGAGCGTGACGAGTAGCCGCGCACAGTAACCGTCTCACCTCGTCCCTCGGTGTTCGGGTTCGATCCCGAGCGCCAGACCACCACGTCGGTGTTGCGGTAGCGACAGGCGTAGCCCTCACCGTTCTCGATGGGCCGGATGCTGAGGTAGCGCTTGTGGTTGTGCGGGTCGAGCGCCCGCGAGCCTTGCGGGTGGGCTTTGAAGCCCGGCTCAATCTGGATGCCCGAGTGCTCGCTATACGCTTCCTCGCGTCCCGCGAGGGTACGCCACTGGTGGGCTTTCTCGTAGTATGCGGCGCAGTCGCCGAACGAGCGAAGCACTTTCACGTTCTGAAGCACCATAGCCATGATTTGGTACACTCCGTATCAAACTCTTGCGGGAAACACTGTTCTTATTGAGGGTGCATTATAGCACGTATTACCACTGGTGTCAAGTGGTTTTGACGTATATTGACGTATGGTGTGTGCTGTGTGTGGTGTGTGCTGTGTGGGATGCTCGGTCCCGTGACTACTGTTTCGTTCGTACGGGCTTTATGGGCTGCACGTGGTACTTGTGCGCCCATGAAGCTGTGCGCATGAAGACTTGGGCGTCGATGCGTTGGGCTTTGGGCTTGGACTTCAGAGCATCCAAGGTGTCGCGGGGCTGCGTCAGGCCACGCATGCGGCCGGGCATGAGGGCGCGCTTGAGCCAATAGGTGTTTTTGAGGTGGCCGCAACCATCCTCCCATGCGCCGACGTATCTGTAGAAGTTTTGTTGCTCGTAGAACGCCTGGGCTTTGGCGCATAGTCTGTGATACGGAGATGACGTGTCGAACGCACGGCGTGCGATCTCTGATGCGGCTTCGTCATCGGTGCGAGTGTAGACGTTGGTGCTCTTGATGTGTGCGCCGTGGAGAAGCCTTTCGGGGTCGGGGATGACTGAGGTGACGACGGCGATGTTGAGGCGCGCTATGAGGTAGCCTTGATCCTCGCGTGTCCAGATTAGCGCGCCTTTAGGTGCGTGGTTGTAGCTCCTAGCCATGGCCTATCTCCTGGGATTGATACTCGCTGTATCAAATCAAGGATATAGCGTGAGGGTTTGGAAGGCAAGCCCAGCGTGTCCCGTTCGGTGGGACTGGTTAATTCTCTTATACGTCAGAGGGTTAGGCGTGCCTATTCGCCCTGTTTGGTTGGATCGCCGGAAAGAGAGATTATTATTTTTGCGTGTTTGAGCCCCTGTCGCGACGCGGCGCGCGCGCGCGTAAATTCTCTCTCTTTTCTTATTCTAGGTAAGTATAGTAAAGTGTATAGTAGCGCCTACTGATATCGTTGGGTTATTGCTCGTCCCACCTGGGTGGGTACGCTGGGCAAGTCGTTTTTAACACGTTGATACGACTACTGTTTCGCTCGTCCCAGGCGCGTGTAGGGAGTGGCCACGCCTGGAACGTAGCGAGTACGCCACATTAAAAGACACACAAAAGCCATGAAAAACTGAGCAGTCCGCCTTATTCAATGACAGAGTTGAGTTGTGGTAAGTCATATTTGCGCCACATTTTCGCCATGAGGCTTCGCCACATTTCGGACAAAGGTAAGGCGGTACAGATTTTGTCAGTGAAATAAGCACAAACGAAAAAGCCCGCCAAGCTTGCGCTGGCGGGCTAGGAAATAAGCGGGAAGGCTTAAGCGGTCAGGAACCTTAGTAACCACATCGGCCAGATAAGCCTTGACTTGGCGCGAAACGTGGGGGCCATGCGAGGTACATTCATGCTCTATACTCCTTTGAAGTAGGGTTTGATACGAAGCGTATCAAACCCATGGTCTAGAACAATGGTTAAGCCATCTCTTCATACTTGGCAATGATTGCCTTCAGGCAATCAACGTGATCAGCAATCGCCGCGTAAACCTCTTCAGCGCGCTTGTCGGCGAAAGCCTTATGCGTCCTGTTGTTGAGATAAACATCCTTAGGCACAGAAGCGTAGGCGAGGGCAAGCGCGGCGAAATCAATGGAGCTTACCACTTTGGGCGCGCCTTTCGGCATGACCACCTTTGAAACATCGGCCGCATCGGCCGTCTTCTTCGCGGCGACCTTATTAGGGTTCTTGACAGTCACGCCAGCCTCTTCCTTCGCACGGCCCCATTGCTGCTTGGCCGCGTTCATCCAATTGAATTGCACCTTCGACATAACGTTAGCCCCGCCGGCATTGTCCTTTGTGAGCCAAGCCTTGCCATAAGCCTCGACGGCCTTTTCCTTCGTGACGCCGAACTTGTTAACGATATAGGTGACGTGGAATTGTTCCTTCAGCACGTCCTCTTCAATCTTGCCCCATACAGCCTTGAGGGCAGCGCCAAGCGCCTTCACGCTTAGAGCGAACGTCGCGACGTTAGCAATGAACGTGGCGAGCAAGGTGGCGGTATCAGTCTGCTTCGTGGCCATGATCTCTATTCCTTCACAATCTGTCGGCTCATTCCGACCACCCAATAATGGCATAAGTCGCCCATACTGTCAAACCATGGTCTTTTGATACGCGCCGTATCAAACGCCGTGCGAGCGCGCGTCGTGCTTGATTGGTCGAGCGCGGGCGGCGCAGCGCCCTACGTGCCATGAAAGAATTACTTGGGGTGGAGTGCGGTGGTAGAGGGGGTTTTTCGCGCGCCCGGTCGGGGCGGTCCATAGAACCACGCATAGCCTAAGAGAGTTTTGAAAGTTGACAACCGGGTGATACTCTACTAACTTACAAACATGAGCAGAGAGTTTTGAAAGTTGACAACCGGGTGATACTCTACTAACTTACAAACATGAGCAGAGAGTTTTGAAAGTTGACAACCGGGTGATACTCTACTAACTTACAAACATGAGCAGAGAGTTTTGAAAG